CTTATTGAAAAACTTTTTATAAGAGTTCCATTTGTTTGACACAGTACCTTCTTTCAAAGGAGTGCTTAGCTTAGTAGGGACTTCTTTCAAAGGAGTGCTTAGCTTAACAGAGACTTCTTGAAAAACTTTTTATAAAAACTTTCCATTTGTTTGACACAGTACCTTCTTGGAAAGGCGTGCTTAGCGAGATCCTAGTAGGGACTTCTTGAAAAAACTTTTTATAAAACTTTCCATTTGTTTGACACAGTACCTTCTTGGAAAGGCGTGCTTAGCTTAGTAGGGACTTCTTGAAAAAAACTTTTTACAAGAGTTCCATTTGTTTGACACAGTACCTTCTTTCAAAGTAGTGCTTACTGTCCTATAGAGATAGACTTCTTGAAAAACTTTTTATAAAACTTTCCATTTGTTTGACACAGTACCTTCTTTCAAAGGGGTGCTTACTGTCCTATAGAGATAGACTTCTTGAAAAAACTTTTTACAAGAGTTCCATTTGTTTGACACAGTACCTTCTTTCAAAGGCGTGCTTAGCTTAACAGAGACTTCTTGAAAAAACTTTTTACAAGAGTTCCATTTGTTTGACACAGTACCTTCTTTCAAAGGCGTGCTTAGCGAGATCCTAGTAGGGACTTCTTGGAAAGGCGTGCTTAGCGAGATCCTAGTAGGGACTTCTTGAAAAACTTTTTATAAAACTTTCCATTTCATCTGGTACAGTACCTTCTTTGAAGAGAGTGCTTACTGTCCTATAGAGATAGACTTCTTGAAAAACTTTTTATAAAACTTTCCATTTCATCTGGTACAGTACCTTCTTTGAAGAGAGTGCTTAGCTTAGTAGGGACTTCTTGAAAAAACTTTTTATAAAACTTTCCATTTCATCTGGTACAGTACCTTCTTTCAAAGGAGTGCTTACTGTCCTATAGAGATAGACTTCTTGAAAAACTTTTTATAAAACTTTCCATTTGTTTGACACAGTGCCTTCTTTGAAGAGAGTGCTTACTGTCCTATAGAGATAGACTTCTTGAAAAACTTTTTACAAGAGTTCCATTTGTTTGACACAGTGCCTTCTTTGAAGAGAGTGCTTACTGTCCTATAGAGATAGACTTCTTGAAAAAACTTTTTACAAGAGTTCCATTTGTTTGACACAGTACCTTCTTTCAAAGGCGTGCTTAGCGAGATCTTAACAGAGACTTCTTGAAAAAACTTTTTACAAGAGTTCCATTTGTTTGACACAGTACCTTCTTTCAAAGGCGTGCTTAGCGAGATCTTAACAGAGACTTCTTGAAAAAACTTTTTACAAGAGTTCCATTTGTTTGACACAGTACCTTCTTGGAAAGGCGTGCTTAGCTTAACAGAGACTTCTTGAAAAACTTTTTACAAGAGTTCCATTTGTTTGATACAGTACCTTCTTTGAAGAGAGTGCTTAGCTTAGTAGGGACTTCTTCGAAAGGCGTGCTTGTTTGACTATAGACAGAGACTTCTTGAAAAACTTTTTACAAGAGTTCCAGCTTCGTCGCAAGCTGGACTACCGTACTACATTAAAATGTAATTAATTTCACTTGACTTTTTTCATGTACCGTAACGCAAAAAAAGCCCCATATGGGGCTTGTTTGTTTGTTTTGTTTGTTTTGTTTTGTTTTTTTGGGGTCGAGCTTAACAGAGACTTCTTGAAAAACTTTTTATAAAAAGCGTACTTGCTTGAAAAACTTTTTATAAAAAGCGTGCTTGCTTAAAAGAGACTTCTTGAACCGTCCATTTGTTTTGACCAGTGCTTCCTTCGAAGCGTGCTTGTTTGACTATAGACAGAGACTTCTTGAACCGTCCATTTGTTTTGGCCAGTGCTTCTTTCGAAGCGTGCTTGCTTAACAGAGACTTCTTGAACCGTCCACACAGTACCTTCTTGGAAAGGCGTGCTTGTTTGACTATAGACAGGGACTTCTTTCAAAGGAGTGCTTTCTTTATTGGTCATTTTCTTTCGAGTTCCTTTTTGGCCTGTCACAATACGTTTTTGTAATCCCGTTGGGAAATTCAATTTAAAAGTTGCTTTTTTAGAGCGTCGAGGTCTCTTTGGTACCGTAACGCAAAAAAAGCAACTTATGGGGCTTGTTTGTTTTGTTTTTTGGGGTCGACTGGGTGCTTAACGAGGTGCTTTTCCGGAGACTTTTTGAGACTCGTTTTCGTGAATTTGGCGAGTGAGAGTCCAAATTCTGTGTTCGAGGGCTTGGAACGCGCCGTAGTAAAAGTGGTTCTGTTGACGAATGTACAATAACATTTCGTCGTTTTGTCGTTTTAACGTGTGTAAAACATTTCTTTCGTCGTTTTGTCGTTTTAACGTGTGTAAAACATTTCTTTCGTCGTTTTGTCGTTTTAACGTGTGTAAAACATTTCTTTCGTCGTTTTGTCGTTTTAACGTGTGTAAAACATTTCTTTCGTATTCTTTCTTGGTCATTTTCTTTTGAGTTCCTTTTTGGCCTGTCATTTCGCACGTTTTGTAATCCCGTTGGGAAATTCAATTTAAAAGTTGCTTTTTTAGAGCGTCGAGGTCTCTTTGGTACAGGTCTACCGTGGTGCTGTTTGTCAACTTTTCAAGGTCCTTTTTCTTTGTTTCAAGTTGGGCTAGGATTTCGTTGACGGATTCTTGATTGAATGCGTAAACAGGGATATTCAAAAGGTAGTCGTAACTGTTGTTGTGCTCGTTGTACTTGTTGTCTTTTAGGAAATTGAGTGTGTACTCTTTTGGTTTGTTTGTGATTTTATAGTTTGTCAGGAACCTAGCTTTGTTTTCTAGAAAGAGGATATTCTTTTTGAGCTCTTTGGTAAGACTCTTTTTCCTAGTGTCGTAAAAGCCGAGTCTGACTTTTAGAAAGTTGTCTAGGATCTCGGTTGTTGTATCGAATTTTACAAGGCGACCTTGAGAAAAGAGGTACATGTTCTTTGTACTGAATTGCTTTGTGAGATTCAACTTGGGAACGTTTTCTTTTGGTGTAACAATTTCGAATTTGATACCTGTATTTTCGTCTGTTGTGTAATTGGTGTAATTGAAACCTAGTTGATCAAGGTGTTCCTTGAAACCCGTTACACTTGTTGTAACAGGAAGTTCTGTTACGATGACCTTGTTGCCTGTTACTGTGTACACCCCGCTGACAGTGTACCCGTTTTCTGTCAAGGTCACTTTACCACGGTGCCCACGGAAACTAGGCACAATCGGCACGGGGGCATTTGGCGTTGTAAGGCGTGATTGCAAAGCTTGAATGATTTTTAATGGGTCGTGAGGCGGTACACTTGTAGAGTACCCAGTACCTATTCCTTCGGCTCCGTTTACTAGGACCATTGGGATAATTGGTACAAAGTAATCAGGTTCTATTTTTTGGTTCTCTTCAAAGAGAAACTTTAAATTGGGCGTGTCACGCTTGTCAAAAATGGTTTGAGTGTAGTCTTCCATGCGAGTGTAAATGTACCTAGGGCTAGCAGCGTCTTTACCTGAGAGCCTGCTTCCAAAATTACCATCTGGATAAAGTAAGTTTATATTATTCGTTCCTATAAAGTTTTGGGCTAAATGAATAATTGCCTGTTGCAAAGAAACTTCGCCATGATGATATCCAGTTTCTGCACTGACGTAACCAGACATTTGTGCAACTTTAATGGACTTGGTCGTATTGTTCTTTAGTACCCAGTGGATGATTTTACGTTGACTGGGTTTCATACCGTCAATGGCATCAGGGATACTTCGCTTGTTGTCGTAAATGGAAAAGTGTATGAGGTCTTTGTTGACAAAGTCTGTAAAGGTAATGTTTTTTGTATTTGGGAGCACAGCCGTTTCGGGATTGAAATTGCTTAGCCAAATCTTTCTCTGGGCCGCTGAACTGGTTTCTTTTCCGAATGCGAGGTCGAGGGAACCAGGGGTGTCCGGTGTGCAAGTGTAGTTTACTGTGAGATCTTTTAACTTTGTAAAGGTGTCCTTGGCGTCTTCTTTTCTTGAAGTGCCGAGACCCTTGTAGTACTTTATTTGGGCAGACTTTGTTTCATGTGTTTTGGCGTAATCTTGGTAATCTTTTTCTGTAAAGAATTCAATGGGGGCTTTGGCACGGGGCTGTGTCAACTTTATAATAGGTGTCTTGATTTTTTGAATGAAATTTAGATCAAGGAGCTCCGGGTAGTGCTTGTAGAAAAAGTTCATGACTAAACCCGCAATGTGACTTCCGTCAACGTCGGCGTCTGTCAAGAGTATCACTTTGCTGTACCTGAGACTGTTTGTGTCCTTGTACTTTATACCCGGGGTCAACCCGATGATCTTTGTTAAATTGGCGATTTCGGAATTGTTGGCAAGTTGCGTCTTTGTTGCTGAATTGACATTAATCAACTTTCCTTTCAAGGGAAAGACACCGTATTTTTCAGGCCCTGTCACCGTGCGTCCCCAAACAGCAAAGGTCTTTGCAGAGTCGCCTTCGGTGAGAATAAGACTGCAGTCGGTGTGTTTACCTGCGTGAATGGCGTCTTCTAATTTGGGGACAATGACTTTTTTTTGTTTCTTTGTTTCTTTTACTGGCGGTTCTGGGAGTAATCCTTTTAGCGAGTCAAAGACTTTTTTGACAAGGGTGTCTGGTACTTGCGGGAGGGCCGTTTTACCAAGGGAAACTAGTGTTTCTTTGGTTTGGCTATTGAACTTTGGGGAATTTACGTTGACTTTGGCAACGACTTGGAGGAATTCTTTGAGTTGGGCCGAAGTCACATTGCGATCGTATTTTTTCTTGAACAACAGTTTCAACTTTGGTACGACCGCTGCGTAAATGCAGTCGATGTGCTTTCCAAAGTTGCAATTGGCGCTATTTACAAAGGCAGTGTCGGGGGCTTCTGATGTTTCTGTGTAAACGAGTACGGCGTATTCCCAATTTTCTGTTGCGGTTCCATGGAAAACGGTCGCCGAGTGACTAACGTTTATAGCATTGACGTAATCTTTGAACGTGTTAATCTTTACCCTGACCCCGTTGAGACTTACCTTGGCGGTCGTGTTGACACTTGCTTCAATGACACGTTTTTCAATGACGCGATCGTTAAAATGGAGTTCGGGGTTTGGCACAAATGAGATCTTCGTGTAGTCTTTTTTTGTTGTTTTTGTAATTTTTGGTTTTGTTTTTTTTGTCATACCTTCTGTAAATGCCTGGATGTACTTACTTCCGTCACATACCGTTTCGACTACGAACGAACTAGAAAAGACATTGGTCAATTTTGCACCAAGGCCAAAAGTACCAATGACGGCTTTACTTTGTTCGGGAGATTCACTGTAATTGCTACCAGAAAGCAAATTGCCAAATATCAATTCGGGAACATGGATGCCGTAATCTGGGTGAATCCCTGTAGGAATCCCCGGACCGTCGTTGTACACTGTTACCGAAGGTACCGTCCCCGTTTCCGTAACAGTTACCTTTATATTTGTTACACTGTGTAACGTCGAGTGATCAATTGCATTTGAAATGATTTCGTCGAATATCTTTAAAAAACCCGGATTGTAAGTAAAGTACTCTAGTGAAAATTTTGAAGGGTCGTCTCCAGGGACGTACGTCAATTCGGTTATAGGGTCTGTATTTCCAATGTACATACCGGGACGTAGCTTGATGTGCTCTAGCTGAGTGAGCTTTTTGTATTTTTCCATACGGGGTACTATGTTTGTCTATTTTTCAATATTGTAAAAAGAATTTCTGGCGTAATCTCATGAGACTTATTGATACCCTGGACATCGGTGTCGTTCAGATAAATAAAAAGACAAAAAAGGTGACAATGAACACTTTTATGGAATCGTTCAATAGGGACATTCTTAATTTCGCCCTTTGCATCAATGAAAAGTACATATTAGAATCGAGGAATCTCGATTCGGGACTTTCAGAGATGAAATTAATAAATTCTTCTGGGTCTGAGTCGTGGTACTCAGTCAAGGTCAGTAAGAATGCACAATTTATCATTTATCAAATCAAAAACATTCACAAGGAAAAGACCATAGAATACGACCTACAGCACCTTGGCCAGTCTTATAAAAAGATTTACAATCACAAGAGTCTCTTTTTTGCTAATATGAGTCACGAAATAAGGACACCTATTAACGGTATCGTGGGGATGATTACGTTATTAGAAGACACTCACCTTGACAGTGATCAAAAGAATTACATGGAGATGCTTCGGGAATGTTCTATTAATTTGATGACTATTATCAATGACATTCTAGACTTTAGTAAACTAGAAGCAAACAAGGTAAACCTGGTACAAAAGTGCTTTGACGTACGCAATTGTATAGAATCTACAAGTGACATTATCCAGAGCAAACTTCACATGAAAAACCTGGATTACACTATAAATGTTTCTCCTAATATGCCACTGAGTTTACTAGGAGATGAAAATAGATTAAAGCAAATCTTGCTCAATTTGCTTACCAATGCTATAAAGTTTACAGACAATGGCGCCGTTTCATTGAGCGTAGAACCCGTGAATAAAAATGGGGAGAATTATATAAAATTTAGCGTCCAGGACACCGGAAAAGGGATTCGCCCAAAGGACATTGACGGTATATTCGAATCTTTTACAAAAATTTCGAATGACGGCCACGACCTCGTTCAAGGAACGGGGTTAGGTTTGTCTATCTCAAAGCACCTAGTGGAGCTAATGGATGGGCAAATCTGGGTAGAATGGAGCGGTGTTAGTAGAGGTACCAAGATGTGCTTTGAGATAAGGGCTAAAAAGTGCACTTGCAGTGACAAAAAGAAAATCGGCACAAGTGACCACGATTTAAAGGACAAGCGTGCCTTTATCCTGGACGACAAACTCGCTAACCGTATTAGTATAAGTGACATTGTTTTAAAATGGGGTATGAAAGTCAGGACTTACTCTGATCCTATAGAAGCGATTTACTTTTTAAAGACTGAAAAGTTTGATTTGGGATTCGTGGACATTTGCATGCCTAATATGAACGGGGTCAAATTTGCAGAGAGTCTCATAGAGCGTGGCGACTTTACACCACTCATCGCAATTAGTTCACTTGGCGAAAACATTGACAGCGAAAAAAAGCTATTTGTTGCTCACCATACAAAGCCAATAAGGGAAAACAAGTTGAAGAATACATGTATGCAATTGTTTAATGAGGTGTCAAGGGATCCCCCTATTCAAAAAGTGGATTCAAGTGTACTCTTAGTAGAAGACGTTGAAATAAATAGAAAGGTGATGATGTCCTTTTTGAGAAAGATTGGATGTAAAGAAGTTGACATTGCAGTAGACGGTGAAAAGTGTTTGAAAATGATGTGCGAAAAGGAATACGATATCATTTTCCTAGATATCAAAATGCCTATACTTGACGGATTTGGTGTGATAAATTACATTAACCAATTTTACAACAAGGAGATCACAGAGCCTTACTCGTTGGCTAACAAAGCACGACCGTACATTGTGGCTGTTACGGCCCATTGTTTAAATTCAGACAAGGAAAAGTACACTGAATGTGGATTTGATGATTACATTCCTAAACCTATCGACTTCAACACGTTGGTAAAGTCTTTAAAAAAGTACAATAGTGGCCTTGTCGTCTAACAAAGCACGACCGTAATTATTGTCGCGTACTTGATTCTTCGTCTAATTGGTCTCTTTGGGCTTGAAGCGCCTTTAATTTGTCGTCTATGCTAATTTCGTCTTCTTTGTCATTGTAACCAGTGCTTAATCCAGACAGTTGTACATCTTCGCCATTGTAAACAGCTCCTAAAGCGTGTCCTCCGGAACCTGGAAGAAGGTCGGAAGTGGTACCCGGAGTGTCGCTTTTGCTGATTTGAGAAGGTCCCCCTGGTCCCATAAGGGCAGGGGGTTTTTTATTTTCTTGTTTCGGTTGTTTCGGTTGTTCTAGGGACTCTAACCATACAAAGGCATCTACGCCTTCTAGTACAATGTCTTCCATTGGCAAGATTACACAGGGCACTCTTGTAATGCCCAGTTCTTTTTGGACTTGGTAGAAAACGTCGGGGCGCTTATTGTTTACAGTGTCTATGCAAATGAGATCAAATGTGGCCAAAATTTTCGGGGCGCTGTTTAATTTTTCACGAAACAAGTCGCAATTTTTACAAAAGGTAGAGTAAAACAAGACTGCTTCTGACATTTTAGTTTACAATTAAAAAAAAGACGCGGTGTTCACGCGCTGCGCTAGTACACTTTTATTTTTTTTCAAGGTTGTAGTATGAATCTGGATTCTCAAAGTTTAAGACAGCAAGTAAAGGAACTAGTTGACGAATTAAAAAGTTCAGGTTACCTTTACAATAGGAAAGGGACAGACGAGACTTACCTTGCTTATTCTAAAAAGTTCAACTTGGTTTATTCTTCTTCAAAGACACTTTTCGATTTAATCACGAGCACTGTTAATGGAAAAGTATTTGACGAAACACGACGTATTGAAAAGGCGCTCGAATTGATTGAATCTATTCAATGCAAAACAGATACTCAAGAAAGCGCTTCTGAAAAGTTTGGCAAGGTTTTGGCGAATGATTACATCCCAGAAAATTTAAAATAATTGTCCGTGCTCAAGAAAGCGCTTCTGAAAAGTTTGGCAAGCGACTGTCCCAGAAAATTTAAAATAATTGTCCGTGCTCAAGAAAGCGCTTCTGAAAAGTTTGGCAAGCGACTGTCCCAGAAAATTTAAAATAATTGTCTAGGGGTTTGGTACCTTACCCATTCCAAAGAGTGTAAGTGCTGCGAAACGTGCTTGTGATCGTGGTTTCCAGGGTGGTGTCGCCAAAATGGAAGCGTGCAAACGACGCCACGACTCCATTAAAAGACCTTTGTGTTACAAAGGAATCTGGGTACTCTGACGCTTGCAAAGGGCGTAACGGGGTCAACGGATCGTGTTTTTTTTTTTTTTTTGTCACTTTACAGTATGAAAGATTCTGTAAAGTTGCTAGACACAGGTGTTACGACGTTTTCTAAAGTTACAGACAATCCCATTCTCGTCATTTCATATTACTGGGGTGAAAATAATATTAATCCTAATTCGACTGACTTGTTGACTTACGGGCAGCAAGCAAACCGTCTCGCTTCGGACTGTGAACGTTTTGGTTTAGATTACCACATTGTGCATTACAGTGTCTTTCACGAACGCAAGTTGTACCAGCTTGCTTTAGGGTTGAAGGCGCATTTTATTTACAAGTGTATGCAAGAATTTCCAGATCACAAGGTCATTTTCCTTGACTCTGATCTGAGGATCTTGCAATACCCGAGTATTTTCGACACAGACGCTGACGCCTTTTTTTTAAATTGGAAAGAATTGTTACAAGACGACTGTTACACGCCTTATCAAATAGAACTACCAGGGGCTGTGCTAGGGTTTGGCAATACATTTGGAGGGCTCCAATTGATCAAGTTGCTCAAAAAGGAAATGGAAAAGAATCTCTTTTTAGCAGAAGACAAGATTTTTTCGAGTTTTATTACCAAAAACTTTTTAAATGTCCCCTTGAGGATTGTTTGGCTGCCTCAAAATTACATGTACATGATGCAGACTCACGTTTACGACCCGGAAATAGGAAAGTATACAAAAGTGGCTTCTCTTGAAGAAGACGTAAGGGACACTTCGATTTACACAGAACGTGATATTGTCATTATGCACAAGGATTTCGAAACAGGTGAATTAAAAGACGTGTTTGAAACTCGTGTTGGAAAGAAAAATAGGTTTCCGAATAGTTACTTTAAAGATATGGGTAAGAAATTACGCTGCCAAAAGGAAACTTTTCTTAATTACATTGACTTTGGTATTACGAGACCTCAAAGGCTCCATTATCTCAAGGATTTCATTAATCACGACAATTTTGACGTGTACAAACCAAAGAAGATCAAGCCCATTCAAAGCGTCGAACTTGAAACCGTTCTTGAAGGGGTCTTTGACAGAAGATACGGCGTGCCAAGTTTGGTAAGTATCGTAGAATTCGATACCCCCGAAAAAGTAGTGTCCCGGTTTACTTCTAGTTGCGAGTTACACGGTCTGAATTACAGGATTTACAAGGCTGGTAACTCTAACAAGGCTGAATTCTTACACGCTGCATTGTCTTTGGCAACGGGGCCTATTTGTTACATGGACATTTATACAAGGATAAACACTTTTCCAGCGTTGATTTATACAAAGAACATTGACTTTATGTGTATTAATTTATTCGACACTCCTGTAGAGTCGGCCAAGTGCACAGATCCCAGAATATTAAAGACGTTGAATGGCGCTTTACTTTTCTTAAGGAAATCAGACATCGTTTTCCAATTTCTGTGTATCTGGAATGAATTTGAGAAAAAGAAAGAGTATTCTCACAAGACGCTAGAGTACGCCTTTAATGCTTCTCTTGCTGTCAACAAGTTGAGATGCTTTTGGTTGCCAAAAAGTTACGTCTTGGGACCCGTTCTCAAGTATGACAATGATCGTTTTGACATCTTTTTCAATGACAATTACAAAAAAAACAGTACCAAAAAGGCAAGCAAATTAGCTGTATGCGGTGTCAAGCCAGACTTGAACAATGGGGCGGCAACGGCGGCTCATCACAGGGGTTCTCGGTCAGGAGTTTCAGGTAGATTACAGTACAAGAAATATTTCATGAAATTATTTTGAATGGGGTGGTACGTTTTTTTTACAAAAAGTGTTTGTAAAATCAAGCAAATTATTCTGGACGGTTCGTTAGTTCGTAAAGTTGCTTTGCCGATAATCGTTTTGCTGGACGGAATTGGAGCAAGCCTTTTAATATTTCTTTTGCAAAATTGCCGAGTTGCAATTTGTCGACGTGCCTGTCAAGTGTAGACTGACATGTCATCTTTAGATGGTCGCCGCAGGATAACACGTAAGCCGTGGCTCCTAGGGCCCACATGTCAATTTTGTTGTCGAATTTGTACCTCGTTTCAGGATAAAGAATTTCTGGAGCAACGTACTCTGCCGTGCCTGAAAAGAGCTTGTACTTTTCAAGATAGCAAATGGCGTACTCGGAAAGTACCGGTACCTTTGTGCAAGCGAATTCGAAATCAATGATTTTAAAAACCAGGTCCTTGACGACAATGTTTTCTAGTTTAATGTCGCGGTGAATAAAACCAGCTTCGTGAATAAAGTCTAGACCACAGGAAACGTCTTTTAGACAAATATTTATAAAGTCTGTATTCATGCCTTTTTTTGTTCTGTAATCGGGGTACAGTTCACAATCGGGTTCCAAGACGTAATAGAGATCGATACCGTGGGTTAAACTTGACATTTCGAAAAAGTCTTCGTGTTCACTGTATCGTACAAAGTCGATAATGTTTTTATGCGAAAGACGTTTAAGAAGATGTATTTCGCTATAGGCAAAATCCCTGAGCCCTTTTTTGAAATAAATTTTCTTTTTGTAAATTTCCATTAAGTAAGACACGCCGTGAGCGGTATTCAATTTATTTTCCAAGATAATATAAATGTCACACGTTACACTTTACGGGCACGGCGATTACAAACACGGTCCTGGTCAAAGGTGGCAACAGATTGCTTACGATACAGACATCGGCGACGGTCCTGGTGTATTTAGGAACCTTTGGGACCTTGACTGTACCAAGGTAAACGCTGGCCATAAGAGATGTCACGGAAGCACGTGGTGGCAAGATGACATAGATAGTATAAGAGTCGACAAGGGTCTCAGGGTAGAACTTTACGAGAACGAAGACAAAGGCGGTAGAAAGCTGGTTCTCACACGGTCAATAAACGACTTGAACAATACTGGTATGGGCAGAAACGCTGTTTCGAGCATGTACATTACAAAGGATTGCAGTTACCCCGACTTTAAATGGGACGAAGATTGTCAAGAAGGTTCAAGTGGGAACGTATCCAATGTGTGTAGCCCAGGTAGTACTTGTGAAAGAAACCAGGCAGCCGAGTGTAATTCTACCAATTTGGATAGGCATCCAAGGTGTCGGGAGTATTGCGCTGACAATCCTGAAAGGTGCCAAGGGAGTGATGATCCATACGTTACACTTTACGCGCACGGTAATTACGGCGACGGTCCTGCTCAAAGGTACCAAAAGATTGCTTACAATACAGACATCGGCAACGGTCCTGGTGTATTTAGGAACTTTTGGGACCTTGACTGTACCAAGGTAGACACTGGTAAGAAGGAATGTTACGGAGGCACGTGGTGGCAAGATGACATAGATAGTATAAAAGTCGACAAGGGCCTCAAGGTAGAACTTTACGAGAACGAAGACAAAGGCGGTAGAAAGCTGGTTCTCACAGATTCAGTAAGCGACTTGAACAAGACTAATATGGGCAGAAACGCTGTTTCGAGCATGTACATTACAAAGGATTGCAGTTACCCCGACTTTAAATGGGACGAAGATTGTAAAGAAAGTTCACGTGGGAACGTATCCAATGTGTGTAGCCCAGATAGTACGTGTGCAAGAAACCAGGCAGCCGAGTGTAATTCTGCCAATTTGAATAACGATGAAAGGTGTCGGGGGTATTGCACTGACAGTCCTGAAAAGTGCCAAGGGAGTTTGACAAGTTACTGTAACGAGACTGGAAATGTCACGAACGACTTTTGTCGATCTTGGTGCACAGACGGCAAGTGTGACCCTGGAGCAAAAGAATTTTGCGCAGACAACCCTGAAGAAAACGACTTTTGTTCTTGTTTTGAAACCAATTCTAAAAATGCACTACCAGAAGCGCTTAGGAATCTCCCAGACATTCAGAGAGCAAGACCGATTTGCATTTCTCATAAGTGCGGTGAATCAGGTTACGTTACAAAGAGTATGAACTTGCTACAGGGCACTTGTCCAAAGTGCATTCAAACGATCAATGTAGACAAAATTACTTCTGAAAAATTGTTCTTGGAGAATATTAAACAAAGCTGTACGGCGAAGGTAGAGGTCGCCCCGACGACGCCTGCACCAGTTGTCCCGACGGGCTCTACGACGGGCTCTACGACCCCGGTAAAGGTCGCCCCGACGGGCTCTACGACGGGCTCTACGACGGGCTCTACGACGGGCTCTACGACCCCGGTAAAGGTCGCCCCGACGGCGCCTGCACCAGTTGTCCCGACGACCCCTGCACCAGTTGCCCCGACGGGCTCTACGACGGGCTCTACGACGGGCTCTACGACGGACTATGAGACCCCGGTAAAGTTTACAATTGGAGGAAGAATTGTTTCTAGAAATACGTTAATACTCGTAGTTGCAGCGGTGATCGTTTTGCTATTGTCCAGCTCGGGGGCGGCCTTGGTGTTTTTCTTGAGATAATAGTTAAATGTACTCTTGGAATGACATCTTGACGTCTTTGTCGTAATCAAAAACGTAATTGTAATCTTTGGAAAGTAAACTCTTGTAAAAGGCCATCTTTTCTTCAAAAGGGACGATTTCACATTCTGACTCGGAATGTGTGTCGGATTCTGTTTCTGAATTTTTGTCAGAGTTTGACTCTAGGTCACTTTGCTGTGAAAAGGAATCTTGATATTCCACTGTGCTCTTTTTTGTTTCAGGGTCCTTGGCACTTTCGGACACGCTTTCGCATGGCTTTGCCCACTTTCTTTTGTTACGATGCATTCGTTGTGTAATTTTAAAGTAAATAGAATTCTTTGGAATAATCCCCTTGTATTTTTCAGGATCTTGCGTGTACTCCTTTTTGATCTTTTTGACGTAGTAGTCGCAATCGGGATTTTCCTTTATTATCAGACTCTCAAGCGCTTCATTGTACAAGTCTTTTTTCTTTTTCTCATTTTCCTGAGAAATGATTGACTTGTAATGTTGCATGATTTCTTCACGTTCTTGGTTGATTCCGTTTATAAACTTTCGATTGTCAAGTATGTAATCAACCTTTTCATTAATGTGGTTCAATGTTTCCTCAGAGACCTTGTTTAAATCGAAAAAGTACCCATTCGAGTTTTTTGTAAAATTTAAACCAATGTTTTGCAATACAAAGAGCATGCATTCTTTTTCACGATCGCCTAGGCTTTTCACCTTTGTGATTACTTCTGAAATGGGGGGCATGCAAAGTGACACCCGTCGTACAATTCATTTTTACACCCGTCGTACTTGCACGACGTATTTAAAAAGGTGGGTATATCACTTTTAATGATCGAGTTTTTGAAAAAAACCGAATGTATAAATTACAGCACAGAGAACGACTGTGCCTTTTTTCAAAGAGACCTGAATGACCGGTCTTCAAAGATTTTCTTGTCAGCTACGTTTGAAGAAATATTTAAAAAGTTAAAGAGTAACAAAGTTAGCGAGTCTCATTACTATGAAAGCTGGAGTTCTAATCAGGCAATGAAATTGTACATTGATTACGACAACAAGACTGATTCAGAAGTAGAACATAAAAAAGACATTTTCAATATCATTACGACTACAATGGAACTTGTCCCAGAGATAACCGGTGTGACAATATTAAAGAGTATACCCGACACTGAAAAGAAAAGTTATCATTTGATCTTTCAAGGGATTTACTTTAGTAATTACAAGTGTGTTCACGGTTGGGTTACCCAATTCTTGAAACCGGCCTTTGGCGGCCTTTTTGAAAAAAAGGTCATTGATGTCAAGGTTTACTCTCCAAGTTGTATGAGAACGGTTCTTAGTACAAAGTGTGGGCAAAATAGACCACTTTACATTATCGACACCTCGGCGTTTATAAAGGACCTTGGCGAAGTCGTTATGCCAAAGTCGGATGTCACCTTTGAGCATTTCTTGGAAGGGTGTATCACCTTCACAAAGGGATGTCAGTTTTATTCTTTTAAAATTCAACAACAGAAAAATACAAACAAGCAAGTACACTTGAATGAAAAGGACATTTACACTAATAAAGAGATCGTTATAAAGTACCTAGACATTCTAGATTCCGAACGTTTTTCGGACCGTGGGAAATGGCTGAATGTAGGGTATATTTTGTATTCTATAGATCCAGCGTACAGCGACTTGTGGCACTACTTTAGTAGCAAATGGGAAAATTACAACAAGTACGAAACAAGCACCGCATGGGATTCTTTTGCAAATGGGGAGTACATTTACACGATCAACAATTTGATTTACCTTGCCAAGACAGACAATCCAGAAGATTACACCGAAATAGCCAATGAAATACCTAATCATGACATTAAATTTTTGAGACCCTTTGATAATATTCTTAGCAAACTGATTCACAGACTGTACGGTGAGCGCTTTGTATGCAGTGATTGCGAACATTCTATTTGGTACTACTTTAATGGATGTCGTTGGAAAAAGGAAAACAAGAATTACAATTTACGTAAATTGATCACGGACGAAGTATTCAACAAAATCGAAAATTACCGACGAGAACTAGTTCGCGAAAACGCAAGTGAATCCATTGTCAAGAATTACCATTTCATTCTTAGCAAACTTGGGTCAGGGATAAAGCTGAACTGCCTTGAACTGGAATTTTACAATTCCAATTTTGAAAAGATAATCGATCAAGACAAGGACTTGGTCGGATTTGAAAACGGTGTTTACGACCTAAAGATCTTTGAATTCAGGAAGGGTCGAAATTCAGATTATGTGAGTTTATCTACGGGGTACGATTACACTGAAAACACGGACCCTGAAAAGGGGCACGTAACGGATCTCATTTCGCAGATTCTCCCAGACGTTCAAGTGCGAAATTTTACCATGAAGTCGCTCGCGACGTGCCTTGACGGACACACTCGTGACGAAAATTTTTACATTTGGAGTGGCAAGCGGGGTTCTGGGGCTAATGGTAAGAGTACGTTGTGTGAATTGTTGCTAAAGTGCTTGGGAGATTACGGAAGTATAGCACCCGTTTCCTTGTTTACAGGCAAACGAGAATCGGCAAACAGTGCAAACAGTGCATTGGTGGGTATCAGAAATAAAAGGTGCGTATTTATGCAGGAGCCTAGTAGTACGGATCAAATACAAGTCGATGTCATGAAGAGTCTCACGGGTGGTGACACTATTTCTGCTAGGGAACTTCATGCTTCTCAAGTAGAGTTTAAACCTCATGCAAAGTTTTTCATGGCAACTAATAAATTGCCTGGGTTGTCTGGGCACGACGGTGGTACAAGCCGGAGGTTGAAAATTACGGAATTTACTTCTTGTTTCGTAGAAAGCCCAAGGGAAACACTTGGCGGTATCAAAGAATTCAGAATAGACAAGGATCTCAAGACCAAATTGGAAAGTTACAAGCCTGCTTTTTTTAGCATTCTATTAGACTATTACAAACTTTACAAGGCGGAAGGGCTTGTTCCTCCAAGTGCCGTAGCAAAGGTCACAAAGAAATTTGAACAAGACAATGACGTCATAAAACAATTCATTGATGAAAATGTGTCTTCTGGGAAATCAAGCGATTACATTACAAAGGAGGAACTAAAGGAACTCTTTTTAAAGGACACTACGTTAAAGGTCCATTTCAAAAAGTTTTCAAACTTTCTCACCCAACTGGAAAACACATTGTGTACAGAAATAAAGCTCGATTCCAAAAGGAGGGTGCCCAAATTATTTGGGTTTTACATCAAGGGTCTGGGAATACTCGACTCTGACAGCGAACCGTAGGTTCGCGTCCGATATTGTATTTTTCTTTATACGAAATGGTATGGACTCTAAACTAGTTGTACTTTACGTTCAAAATACAGTCAATGACTTGGCAACAATTGCTAAAAAGGACGCTGAAGCAGGTCTCGCCTTTGTAAAAAAGATTTCCAAAAACAAAAAGCTTTACGACGATTTTGTAGAATTTCAACGTGGGCAAATTGAACCATATGTCACTCAATTAAAGTCGATTGTCCTAGAGAAAAAGTTGACGAAAAAGAAACTGGCCTTTTTGAACGAAATTTCCTTTTTAGGAACGAGCCCGGAAGACGCTGTATTTCATTTCAAGGAATACGAAACAGAATCTAAAAATACACGATGCAAAATCGCAGAGCACCTGTTGAAGATTCACGGGTCTATCGAGAAACAAAAGAAAGTAGGTGGTATCGATAACCTTGTTACGGATCTCATGGGAAATCCTGATATAATGTCTATTGCAAATGACATTTCAAAGCAAATCGAAGATGAACATATTGACCCGCAGGAATTGCTGTCTGGAATTTTGACTGGTAAAATCGACCCCCGACTTGCTAATTTGATGGACACCGTAAAGAACAAGGTTTCTTCAAAGTTGTCTCCAAAGCAAATTCAGGACATGATGAAAAATGTTTAAAAAGAACTGCAGATACACTTTATGGCGAGAATCTTTACTATTATTACTTTGAAAGCCGTTGTGTTAAAGTCCCTCTTTGAGGTCCTTAAACCATACGTCAAAGAGTGTAATATGATGATTACTCCAGAATACATCAAAATTTCAACCTTGGATATCTCTAAAGAATCTGTGACATATGTCAAACTCGAAGCTGACAAATTCGAAAGTTACACTTGTAACAGGAACGTAATTATCGGTATTGACACTGTGCTCTTATTCAAGTCTATCAAAAGCGCCAATCGAAGAGAAACAATTACGTTTTACATGGACGAAGATACCCCTGACAAGCTAGGCATTGATCTCACAGACAACCCTATCGGTAGAGTCAAGGGGTACAAGCTCGATTTACTTGATTTAGAAGAGCGTATTTGGCAAGTAGAAGACATTTCTTTTGATTACGTAATCAATATGCCATGTTCTCAATTCCAGCAAATAATCAAAGACATCCACTTGCTCGATGGAAAGATTGTTGAAATAAAATGTATAGGAAAGCAAATCATTTTCCACAGTACAGACGGTATTGCAGAATTCAGAACACTTGTATCTGAAGTGGATCCAGAAACGACGGTGGAGGACGTCAAGACAGTGACGTTTACCAAGAATGAAGAAAACATTGTACAAGGACGATTTAAAATGTCTTATTTGCTAAACTTTATAAAGGCGAGTCACCTTTGTGAGAACATGAACATTCACATTGCAAATGACAAGCCTTTGGTATTAGAGTATTTCGTAGCAGACCTTGGTTGTTTGAGACTCCTTCAGACTTGTTACAATGAATAAAGTCCCTTTTTTACAAAAATTTGTAAAAAAAGTCGTCAGTGTTTAGTCCATCGTCGTTTCCGACATGGTCATAGAGTAACTGGGTACAATTTCTGTCTCGGTTTCCGTATTTGGTGTACTGCTGGTACTTTTGCTTTCGTCAGTGACGGTACCAACGGGATCGTCTTTTAAGTAAAGGTAAATTCCTACAGCTGCGAGTGCAACCCCGATGTACAAACTGTATTGGTGAATTAGTTCAAAAGTTTTGTACTTGCGGAAACTTTCTGGGATGATTTTGTCTTTGTAAAACGCAATGACTACCCCTAATGCAATTGTACCGTAAATGATTAATCTGTTGATCATCTTTTTACAGTACATACAGAAAAAAAGTTCCTTGTAACACCGCGGTTTACCTTTTTTCTTGCTTTAAACAAATGCAAAAGGAGTGGATGAGTACATCGGAAATTGTTTCAAGTTTATCCCTTTACAAGGACGTTTACAGTGACTTTTACTTTTTAGGAGCCTTCCCAAGTGACTTTTCAGATTTAAAAATCGATTACGCTAGTATCAAGAGTTGGCCCCGCGTTGCAGTGGTCTTTAACACAGACGCTTCTGGACTCCCTGGAAGTCACTGGACTGCCGTTTTTGTCGACAACAAGCGGCGAGTCGTAGAATTCTTTGACTCTGCGGGAGAAACCCCTGTAAAAGGAGTCTCCAAGTTTATCGACCAAGGCTTTCCTGGGTACGCTCGTGTTCTGGAAGGTCCATTGTTTCAAAAAGAAGACGTGCATTGTGGCGTGTACTGTATCTTTTACATTGTACAAAGGTTATCCGGCAAGTCTAGGGCTGCTGTTTTCAAAGAGTGTCTTACAGACAAGTGTATGGGTGAGGTCAAACAGAAAATTGTTCTAAAATAACCCTTTTTTCGCTGCTAGACAACCTCGAGACGTCAGTAAGCCCCATTTCGCAAACGAGACTCGAAAGAATTTCTTCTTTTGGAAATTCTTGTTCAATGTAACTTTTACTTTGTTCAATGAGACTTCTACCAACAGCTGTGACAATGGAGCCTAATTCCTTGAGTACTAAATTACCTTGCTTGCGGCCGAGGTACCCATAAGTAGAATTGAGCGCGATTTTAATAGCAAGTTGAGTTGAATCTAGAATGTCTCGTATTTCTGGATCTGTCGTCTGTGCCATTTCCTTCTTTACAGCTTTGCGCTCATTGTACAATTCCTCTAGTAACGCTGGAACGACGCCTATATTGTCTCCGGACCCACGTTGGACAATGGTGAAATCAAATGAAACGTCTTTTTTCTGATACTTTTCAGAACTGGGTCTGGTCTTTTTCTCTGGGTCGTGTATCCTACAGACGTAACTTGTTTCTTTTGTCACAAAGTAAGCTTGTTTTCCACAAGGTTTACCGGCACTTTTGCCAGTTTTTACCAAGGCCTCACAATTGTGTTTTAATTTGTATTCGATCTTGTCTTCCCATTTCATCCTTTCGTAGTTGACACCTGGAATGTTATTGTAAGTTTCGTCCATCACAAAGGTACTGTAACACAAGTTTCTGGAAATCATAATAGTAGGATACAGACTGGCAAAATCCAGTACGGCGATATTTCCAGGATACAATCCCGATTCTGCTTCGAGGACCGTCGCGCCCGTAAATGTAGTGTCTGTAGCGTCTTCTCCTGGTCGAATGTCAAGGACACCTTGAACTCTGGAATTCTTGATTCTGAATTTCTTGTACTTGCAACACGGGAGATCTACAGGAACATTGGCCAAGAATTGTGTGTCCGAGACAACTTCAGTAATTGTACCTTCGACACGTTTGTATTCGTCAAAGATGTCTATTTCTATAAAGTCGCCTTCGGAAACGTCGACGGGTTTAGCACTGCACAGCAAGACTGGGAAATTATTTTGATTGAAATTTGTATCAGGTACCAAAAAGTTTTTCTGGGTCGCCTTGCGAAGTAATTGAGAGTAAACCTTGATCGTTTGTCCTCTGGTCACGAGGTAACTGATCGGTACAAAGGTGACACTAGCAAGCTGAATGATAGTAACGAGGATACGTTGCTTGTCTACAAGGCGCTGCAAGAGTTCCGTGTCCTGAATACAATACCGACCAATGGCATTGATCTTGCAAGATTCGCCTTGTCTGTAATATTCGAAAATTTGCTTTGGTGTAATGTCGTGCTTGCTTTCGTTCAATATTTCTTTGGCGATGTTGTCGAGCTTGTAACTGGCGTACTTTTTATTACCGCGCTTGTAGTGAATGAGCAAGTCGTAGTTTAGACGCCCGGGGATGTAAAAGCGCATAAATTCGGAATCACCGTAGGCACTGGAACTAAAGAGATCCTTTTTAATACGTGCCGGTGTACCGTTACGTGAAAGTGTTTCAAATAAAAACCCAGAGCGACCGTCTGAATTTACAAGGCCGTAAATACGAGCGCGCTCGAAAACGTACCGACAGTCAAAAGTGTCACCGTTGTAAGTGTACATGACATCGGGGTCCATTGATTCTACTAAAAGGGCAAATTTGATCAAGAGATCTTTTTCGTTCTCGCAGCAAATTACCACAGCGTCGTCAATCGGGTCACAGTCTTTGAGTGTCAACAAACACTTTACCAATTTACCAGACCCGTAATACTTGAAGGTGCATCCAATTTGGTAGATGACATTTGGGAAGAGGTCCATTTCGTTGGTGGTTTTGCAAAACTTGTTTTTCTTGCACGGGTCCGGAAAGTTTCCGTCAAAGGAATATGTTTCAATGTCCCAGCTCAATTGTAAAAAGTCGGCAATCTCGGTCTTTTTAACTGGAAGGACGTCTTTGTAATGCGCTTGAACGCTTATTTGCGTCTTGGAATCGGTCAATTTGAATCGAGAAACCGTGATCCAACCTGCCGTTTTGATGTCGTTCGTGTGACAAAATCGCAAAAGCGGTTCGAGATTGCTTTCGTACAAGGTGTACTTGACAAATGGGCGCTTTGCGATCGAGACACTATTTTTGAAAATGTACTTTGATTTGTTCATGGCGGTTTTGCTAGAAAAAACGACCTTTAGAAATGTCTGCAGTTTGCCATTTGTAAATCCGTAAATGTCTTTACGCTTGACAATTTTGCACTCTGACCTCACAAGCGATTCGCCGTAAAAGGGCTCCCATACGTCATTTACCTTTTTCTTGAGTTGCCAGGCGTCTTGAATAAAATTCAAGAAATTCGAGGCGTCTCGTTTAGTAAAGGTGTCTGGGACCTTTACGTAGTAATAAGGATTGAAATCAGTAATTTTGACTGTACAAGAAACATTACTACTTGTGACACCAAAGGCTGTAATAGTGTACTTGCCTGGGCCTTCGGGGCGCGAATCTGACGATTCGTCGTCAGAGCGCGAATCTGACGATTCGCTGTCGCTGTCGCCGTCAAACCACTCGATAACTTGCAATGTAACGTCGTCCCCTACGCTGGGGTCCAGCTTGCGATTTTTTTTACGAAAGTGTTGTTCCATAAAAAAGGCGAACCGAGTTACTTTTTCACTTTGCTTGCGATTTTTTCTTCAAATTCTCTTACGAATGGTTCAGGGTCGCAAATTCCTTTTATAAATTTCGCCTTGACACTTGCCTTGTCTGGGGGTGTCAGTGTCCCCGCGAGGTCAATGTAACCCGACGTGTCTTTTGCAATGTACTCGTCTAAACCACAATTGTGCATGATACTTGAAGTGACATTTTGGACATGGTAACCACGAACACTGTCAAATAAAGTAATGACAGGGACGCCCATGTAAAGCGCTTCGCACGTAGTCGTGGTACCAGAATATGGAAAAGTATCGAGTGCAAAATGGACTTGGTTATAAGTTTCCATATGTTCTTGATACAAGTCAGAGTAAGGAATGACTTTGACACGAGATCTCGTTTCAGGAGTAAAAGCGGAAATAAATTGGAGTTTCAACTTTTCTGTACAAAATTCCTTTGTTTTAACAAGAAGGCTTACGTGATCGAATTTGTCTAAAATTTGCTGCCACGTCTTTGTAACAAGGGCGTTGATTTTATTGTACCTATTGAAGCACCCAAGTACTACTTTTTCGTTTGGGGGCGAAATTGTGCTAGACGTATCAGGGCACTCGTAACTCAAGAAACATTTCGACATGAATATCAATTGTTCAGAGTAGTACCTTTGAGTACTAGGCCAAACTTTGCCATCGATGCCAGGTGTCAGTCCGTCAGAATCTGTAAAGTGGTCTACAATGTGATAGTCCATGTTCTCGAGCCCTGACGTATTTGGATAACCTAGGTAACTGATTTGGACAGGTGCGGGTTTCTTTGCAAAGACGTCAAGGCGATTGTCGCCCGTTTGACTAGAGAGGTCAAAGAGAATGTCGACTTGGTCTGCTACAATTGTGTCGTAAAGTTGCTGGGTACTCATTCCTTTAACGGTTTTGAGCTTGACTTGTTCAAAGGATTCTGGGTTATTTACTTTCATACTGTAACAAGTAACATCGAATCGGGTTTTGTCAATGTACTTTAATATATTTTTTAAAAAGTAACTTACTGGATGACAGACCAAGTCCCCTGAAACAAATGCCACATGTATCTTTGCACCCGGGGGTTTTGCCCACCCAGGTCTGGATTTAACGACCTCTGGGTAAACTAAATTTATTTTCTTGTGCGCATTCGCAATGTACATGTCGTCGGATATCATCCAAGAGACGTAATTGAGATCGAGGAGTTTATTCTGGTAAGCAAGTGAAAGATCGGGTTTAAATTCAAGTGCTTTGTTGTAACAATCGATTGCCTTTGGGTAATTGATTTCGTAGCAGTAAGCCAAACCCATGTTCATATTCGCACTTGCTAAAAGTAAATTCTTGTCTGTACTAATGTGAGCTTTGTCGGCAAAGGCGATGGCCTTTTCGTAACATTCAATTGCGTCTTGGGTTTGGCGGAGCTCTGTGTAGACAACGCCTAGTTGATTGTGGATGTCAGGGTCTTCTGGAAGAACGTCTTTTGCTAAAAGATAATAGTATTCAGCGAGGGCTCTGTCCTGGATAGCATAGTAAATTCCACCAATGCCATTCAGTGTTTTGACTTTGAATTGGCGGACCGTTTGAGAATCGGGTTCTTTTTCGAGAATACCCAAGGCGAGTTTGTAATGCCTGAGACTGTCTTCAAGATTATTAGCTTTTGAATAAGTGAAACCCAAGTTGAATTGCAATTGGTAGTCGTACGGGGTCACTAGCGTTATTCTATTCAGTAACTTTAAAGAACTTGCCGTGTCAGGATCGTAAACTGCCAGGGCCATCACACACGTCTTGTAAAGTTCTTGAGACAGAGTGTCCATAGGGTACAACGAAAGGACTTTTTGGAGACGTTGTGCAGCGACGTTGAGCACTTGGGGGTCACTTATTGGCTTGTTAAAGTCTACCGTGCGAGCAAGTATTTCGGCATTTGTGTAATAAATTTGCTTTACGTGTTCTTTTTGTCTAATTAATTCGAATGGATTGCACTTTTCTAATTCTGTGATAATGTCCGTTGTCGCAGAGAGAGACTTTACAAAGAGATCATTGATCTCGGGTGTCATGACTTTTTCTCGATCTAATTTTTCCTTTGCTTGTTGGTAGAGTTCCATTGACTAACAAAGCTAGTTTCTTTTAAACTGGTACTTTTACAAAAAAATTTTTGTAAAAAAGTTTAGGGTACGAACTAGACATTCGGGCTACCGCACATTCCGTCGTTGCAAACGAGGTCTCCAAAACAGTCATTAAATGTTACACATGTACTGCCAACAGATGCTTCACTGTACATACAAATACATATACCAGTAGATATCGGTGCGCCAATGACAACGAGTTCACTGGAACAAACACCGTTGCTACAAAAGAGTCCTTCGTCACAAGACTCATTGTTGACACAAAAGCTTCCAATGGTAGTTCCATTACCTAAATTTGGCATAAAACAATCACAATTTGTTTCCATGCCTTGAGAAACAAGGACCAACTTTGAACTACAAGATCCGCTATTGCAGAAAAGTTGCCCACTGCAGCCATCGTCATCTTCGCAAGGTGTCCCAACTGCGTTGTACATGCCCGTTTCTCCACCTGGTGTAAGTGTAGCAGTAACGGTCTCTGTGACGGTCTGTGTAACGGTTTCCGAGGTCTCATTGGGCAAAACTACGGTAACTGTCTCTGCGACGGTCTGTGTAACAGTTTCCGAGGTCTCATTGGGCAAAACTACGGTAACTGTCTCTGTGGTGGTCTGTGTAACGGTTTCCGAGGTCTCGTTGGGCAAAACTACGGTAACTGTTTCCGTAACCGCAGCGGTAACGGTAGTCGTGACAATTGGCACCTCCGACGACACTGAAGTTGGAACTACGACGTTGTCAAACGAAATCGGATTGTCCATAAAGTTACATCGCGAGTCTACGCAAATAAGTTCACCGTCACAGTCGTTAAAGTCTCCACAAGAAGAACCTAAACAGTGACCAATCCATTCACATGTGTAATCCCCAAGTGTCTGGATCTCTGTTTCACCGCCTGTTTCACCGCCTGTTTCACCGCCTGTCCCGTCGCAAATGGCGTAAAATGTTTCACGGCTACCACAGTCTCCTCCTAGGCACTCTAGTCCTTCGTCATTCAAAACTGCTTGGCAAAGTTCAAAACAATCCGGGTCCGCAGACAAATTGCTAGTACAGCTACTCCCTGTCCAGACACACTTGTTGACACTGTCTACGCACTTTGCTTCACCGGCGTCAAAATGGATACTCGAATCGCCCTTGGCTGAGCAATAGGATTCCCAATTGATAAAACCGGTTTCTCCAAGGCGTGTCCAAGTGGCACCCCCGTCGAACGAATCGTAGTAGTCGTAGATTACAGCATTGTTACCGTCGTATCCTAATTCCGAGTAAGGGCAAAGATAGCCTTCAGCACTCACGAACGCTAGGAAAGTTGATAATAAGAACATTTGGTTTATATCTCGTAAAGAAAATTATTTTTAAGTACAAAGCGTAGTTAGAACTTTTTTTAGAACTTTTTTTAAAGTAAAAGTAAATACCCTTGGTAAAGTAAAGTAAAAGTAAATACCCTTGGTAAAGTAAAGTAAAAGTAAATACCCTTGGTAAAGTAAAGTAAAAGTAAACACCCTTGGAAAAAGTAAAGTAAAAGTAAACACCCTTGGAAAAAGTAAAGTAAAAGTAAATACCCTTGGAAAAAGTAAAGTAAAAGTAAATACCCTTGGAAAAAGTAAAGTAAAAGTAAATACCCTTGATAAAGTAAAGTAAAAGTAAATACCCTTGGTAAAGTAAAGTAAAAGTAAATACCCTTGGTAAAAGTAAAGTAAAAGTAAATACCCTTGGAAAAAGTAAAGTAAAAGTAAATACCCTTGATAAAGTAAAGTAAAAGTAAATACCCTTGGTAAAGTAAAGTAAAAGTAAATACCCTTGGTAAAGTAAAGTAAAAGTAAATACCCTTGGTAAAGTAAAGTAAAAGTAAATACCCTTGGTAAAAAAATTCTTTTATAAAGTAAAAGTAAATGTCCTTGGTAAAAAAATTCTTTGACATGTCCAAGAGCGACCTCGAGACGTGCCACTTGTACAATTTTAAAATGTTACTATTTGTCATCTTTGTGATCGTAGTGTCACTTTGTATTTCAAGTTGTGCAGCACCTTACGAAAGGTTTGAAAATGGATATTCAAGGCGGGTTTATTTGACTTCAGACAACTTGTTAGTTGGAAAGGTAGACTTTGTGGAAACGAGTCCAGGTACAGTTTCTACCAAAGCAGTCTGCAATTTGTATCTCATCAATGGAAAAATTTACGGAGACTTTGAAAAGACGGCTTCGAAATACAAATTGTATGTAAAGAAAGGTTCAGTGTTGCACTTGTTGGGTGTTTTAAATGAAGGCCTTGATAAAAAGTACAGACTTGAAAAGGACATCACCGACACTGAAGTGATAGAGATGATCAAATCAGGAGAGTCTCTTATTATTTCTCTTGACAAGACAGAGTACCTGAGTGGGACAATGAACTTTTTACAAAAATGAAGGTCTTGACAAGACAGAGTACCTGAGTGTGTCGTTTTAAACAGCACAGTAATCGCAATCTGGTTCACATTTTTTACCCAGCGTTGGCGCGACCGAAAACTTTTGCGCCTTGGAAGCCGATCTACTGCGTAGGTAATAGATTCCCGTTTTCAGACCTTTTTGGTAAGCATAAAAGTGCATACTTGTCAACTTTTTGACAGTGGGAGATTCGACGAATAAATTCAAACTTTGCGTTTGGTCAATGAATACAGCACGGTCTGCAGATTGGTCTATCACCGTTTTCATACTGAGTTCCCAAACGGTTTTGTAGACTTGTTTTACCCATTCTGGGACGTCACAGTTTTGAATACTTCCTTCGTTCAGGACAATTTGATTCTTTAATTCCGGGGTCCATAACCCCAACTTTTGAAGGTCCTTGACGAGATTCTTGTTGCATACTGTGAAATCACCAGACAAGACCTTTCGCTTGAATATACAGCTGTCAAATGCTTCAATGGATTCCGTATTTCCCATGATTTGCGCACTTGAAGCCGTTGGCATTTGGCACATCAAGGTACTGTTTCGGACGCCGTGACGAAGAATTCTTTGTCGGAGGGCTTCCCAATTGTACCTCCCAGAAAGTTTAACGGTAGCTGGGTCCCATAGATCGAATTGGAATTTTCCCTGCGAAATAGGACTTCCAGGGTAACTACTGTAAACCCCGTCTTTTTCAGCGAGGTCACATGACCCTGTGAGACAAGCAAAGTAAATCGTCTCGAAAATTTCCCTGTTCAATTTACACGCTTCGGGACTTGCAAATGGCAACGACATTCCAGTGAATACATCTGACAACCCTTGGACACCAATGCCAATAGGACGATGGGTCATGTTACTCTTTTCCGCCTCTGGCACGGGGTAAAAGTTGCAATCAATGATATTGTTCATTGGAAGGATCAACTTTTTGACAGTCTCAAATAACAAGTCGTGATCGAAATTATTACCCGTTACGTACTTGGGGAGCGAAATTGATGCGAGATTGCAAACCGCGTACTCTTTAGAGTCAGAGTAAAGCGTGATTTCGGCACACAAATTAGAAGACTTTATCACGCCAATGTTTTTCTGATTGGAACACGTATTTATCTGGTCCTTGTACAAGATGTAAGGCGTACCGGTCTCAATTTGACTTTCGAGAACCCGTTGCCAGATTTCCCTCGCCTTCAACTTTTTGACGTAGCGTTTTTCTTGGACCAACCGGGCGTACTCTTGTTCGTATTCTTGCCCAAAGACTTCAGACAACCCTGTTTCGCTCGGGTCAAAGAGATACCAATCGAGGTCGTTTTTGACAGCTTCCATAAATAAATTGGGTGTCCAAAGGGCGTAAAAGAGGTCCCTTGCGCGGATTTGATCACTCCCTTGATTCTTTCTGAGATCGAGAAACTGGAGAATGTCTGGGTGGTCAGGCGAAAGGTAAATAGCAAAGGCCCCCTTGCGCTTTCCACTGTTGTGCACAATGCCAATTTCGGTGTGATAAGTGTGACAGGTTTCCACTGTAAAGTCGTACACTGCGCCCTTGTAATGGCATGCTTCAATGGACTTTATCACATTTGCCTTGACAAATTCGCCGTCGGAAATCAACGTGAAGCTTCCTGGGACGAGGTCTTTTGCTGAAACAAAGACGGGGGTGGCGTCCTTGTCTGTTGTCAGAATTTGATGGTCCCCCGTTACTTTTACACTGCCTTTTTCGGCGGTAATAACGAGCAAGTGTTCATCGATTTCCCTTTTGTGCACTGCAGATACTGGCTGGAACGTACTGTCGTGTGTCAGTAACAAGTCGCCTATTTTGACATTTTGCATTTGTACCCACCCGTGTTCAGACTGAACAAGTGTCTCGGGTACAAAGCATTGATTGACGTAATTACTTACTTCATTGTAAACTTTCAACATGGGTACGATACCTTGACTAATTCCATTGGTCCCCTTGATCAACGAATTTGCCCCTCTAACGTTGTTGATGTGAACTCCGATACCGCCTCCTACTTTACTGATTTGGGCGACATCTGAAATCGTCTTGAAGATACCCTGAATGTTGTCTTCTGTACCCATCAAGAAACAGGAACTCAAATTGCACAATTTCGACCCAGCGTTAAACATGGTCGGAGACGCAAACGTGTAATACCAATTGGAAATGTAGTGGTAAGTCTCGAAAGCCTTTTCAATGTCGCCCAAGTGGACTTGTAACGCAGTACGCATGTACATGTCTTGAGGTCTCTCAATGACTGTCGCCCCGTTCTTGATGAGGTACCCCTTTTCTAGTGTCTTGAATCCAAAGTAATCAAATTTGAAATCTCTGCTGTAATCGATCGTTTTGTCAATGGCCTCGAAATTTGCCAAAGCAAAGTTGTAAAAGCGTTCAGAGAAAAAGTCTTTTTGCGAAAGTACTTTTTCAGAAAAAGTACTACGTGTACTCTTGTGCAAATTGCTAATAGCTATTTTTGCAGCGAGTACTGCGTAACCGGGGTCACTTGTATTACTTACACAAAGCCGGGCTGACTCTTCGTCGAGTAATTTAGTAGGGACGCCATCGTAAATTCGCGAGACGACTTGGATGGCGATAGAGTCAATGTCAATTCCAGGCACGTTGAAATTGGCAAGCCTTTTTACGATCTTGTCCATTGAAAGGTCCACGAGTTCTCCATTTCTCTTGGTGACCTTCATCTTGTCTTGTAATGTAATTAGAAAATTTCATTTTGGTTTAAATGTAATCTAATTTAACGATCAATGGACAAGTTGACACTCTTGATGAAATCACTTACGCGGTTTTACGCAGGAAATTGTTACATTGATACCGTAAAAGAAATTGTTACGCAGCGCTCTGATATTTCTCTCAGGGTACTCGATTGGTTTATTACCAATTACTCCAAAAAGTACAGAATCGTTATCGAGAAAAAGAATGGGGAGCTCGTGGACGTTTACATTCGGTACAAGTTAATGCTAAAGTCCTTTAGCAAGAGTACATTTGATCCATTTTGCAGAAAAAACAAGATTCTGTTTTACTACAATGAAACGGACTGTATTGAAACAAGCTGCGGGCAACTTTGCTTTTTCAAGTGGTGCTTTGAGAATGACATCTTGGATTATGTCAGGGCAAATCTAGAAGAAATAGAAAAGGACATGAAAGGTAAAAAGACGAAACGAAACAAGTGCAACTTTGGAAGGCTAGCTTCAAGTAAACTTGTTTTTTAAAAGCACGCGGATGGTGTGACTTTTACAAAAAACTTTGTAAAAGCGTGCGGACGGACGTTAACCAGTGCTTCCAAATGAACCACATTCGCGATCAGAGTCTCTAAAATTTCGCGTTTCAATTGGTGTCAAATGGACAATTCTTCGAGGAACGAGTTGAACGAGGGTTTTTGGAAGGTCCAACTTTGCGTCTGGGCGGAATTTGATCAAAGGAATAATGACAGTCCCCTTGTAACTTCTGTCAATGACCCCTATCCCGTTTGCGAGAAGGTAGCCGCTTTTTACAATCGAGCTTCTAGGAATCATATCAAAGTAGTACCCAAAAGAGGGCTCGACGGCAACACCAGTGTCATAGTAAAATACTCCATTTTCTTCGCGTAAAAGGCACACTGCCGTGAGATCATATCCAGAGTCGCTAGCGCGCTTTTTGTAAGGAGCGACTGCGCCTTTATTCAACTTGTATCTCATCACGTGTTCTGTAGGAATAAACACGCGCGCTTGGTCGAACGCTTTGGGGGACTCTCCCGTTTCGTAAAGGAAATCGAGGGCTTTTTCATCTTGTAAATTCTTGTAAGAGAACGACATCTTGGTCAACCGGTACCCGACCTGTATTTCAATTTAAAAACGAGGGTGTTTAATTTCCATGAAGTTGCTGATCGAAGGATGGTTCGACATTCCTCACAGTTATGCCATTGTAAATTGTTTCCAGATTTACGCTTTGAAAAAGAAATTTCCAGATCTCGCCTTGTTTAAAAAGGAAACGGTCTTGTTTAAAAAAGAGTGGGAAAACAAGCGTGCAGTCATTTTCCCCAAAAGGTACCAAGATGTACTTGAAAGCATTCCGGTACACAATGGCGAAAAGGTAGACGTCATTTACAGGATTTCATTCCCGTACAACATTTCACCACCCTCACAAGACGTCCCCGTAGTCGTCTTCTTTACAAGCGAATTCAGAGTGCTCTCAAAGGGTTACTTTACAGGCGGCGAAAGTTCGCTTGGGTTCCACTTTGTTACACCAAGTGAATGGAATGTCCTTGGGTTGAATTACTTTCCAGACGCGAAGTGTACCGTTATTACACACGGTGTGGACCCCGGGCTACTTTACAGTGACGACACCCGTGAGAGTACGAGAGCGTTTTACGGTGTCAAACCAGATGAAACATTGTTGATGTCTATTGGGAGCATGACTGAAAACAAGGGGGTGTCTCTTGTACTCGAAGCGCTGAGTATTCTAGTCAAGTCTGGTAAAAAGTACAAATTGTTGCTAAAAGGAACGTGTGATCTTTACAATTCAAAAGAATTTGTTCAGGGTTACTTTGATAAATTGGTAAAGCAGGGAAAGTTGACCCAGACCCAAGTTGTTTACTTGTACGACTGTGTCTTGTTTGTCAAGGACACATTGACATTTGACTTGATGCGTGTTTTATTTAACGCTTGTGATATTTACATGGCACCGTATCTCGCAGAAGGATTTTCATTGACGCCACTTGAAGCGGCTGCGTGTGGATGCAAAATCGTTCTCCCTGAAACGGGAAGCACAAGTTGTTATGCAGACGCCGTTGGAGCTTTCAAGGTAAAAAGCAAAGTTGTTTGCAAAAATGGGTTTTATTTCAACGAGATAAACGTCCTTGACCTTGTTGAAACGACAACGACAGCGAGCGAGCGCCCCCAAGGACTTTCTAAAGTTCCGTACAATTTGACATGGGACTTTGTTGCGCAAGAATTGATGGAACTCTTTGAACACGTTCGCTTAAAGAAGACGGGGCTGTTTTACTAATGGGTTTTATTCTAACAAAAAAAGGGTACATTTTACCAAATACAAAAGAAAACGCGAGGTTACTTGCACCTTTGCACGTTACACCCGCTGGAGACTCGGGCAAACCCTTTCGTGTTTACATTCGTTCCGAAAATTACCTTTGTGTGCCAAAAGTATTCGGGATCAAGACATTCGGGAAAGCAAAAGAAACAAAAGGTTACCTGGGGTCTCCTCCAGAAACCCCTTTTTCTTTCAAGGGAAGTCTCAGACCAGAGCAAACCGAGGCACTTGAAAAGGTTCTCGGTAAACTGCATCACGACTCTGCTACTGTTTTCCAAGCTGCTACAGGTAGCGGAAAGACTGTCATTGCTATAAAGGCAATTGCAGAGCTTCAAAAAAAAGCCATTGTTCTCGTCAACAAGGTCTCATTAGCGGAACAATGGAAAGCGGAAATTGGTTCGTTCCTGGGCGTCACCGTTGGAGAAATAAGAGGTGCTAAGAGAACTCTTGGGGACATTACAATTGTTTCTCTTCAAACGCTTTCAAGGCAAACCTTCCCAAAAGGCTTTTTTGACGAGTACGGTACAGTTTGCCTTGACGAAGTGCACAATATAGGTTCATCTGTGTTTTCTCAAGCCTTGTTCGGTATTACGAGCAGGTACACTCTGGGGTTGTCTGCCACGCCAGTGCGTGCCGATAAACTAGAATGTGTATTTTTTTGGCACGTTGGAGAAATCGGTTGTGTGCTGAATGCCAAGGAAAAGACACCGCCGTTAATCAGAACATTCAAGTTAAATTTCGATTACACTTCTTTTGTGCGAAATGGGAAAATAGATTACACGAGTATGATAACGGATCTCATTCAAATAAAACCCCGAAACGAATTCATAGTAAAAACGGTGACAGAGTTAATCGAATCTGACCCTGAACGCCGAGTGTTACTAGTAAGTGAACGCGTTTCTCATTTAAAAACGTTACACGAGATGTTTTCTGGTACCGGTGCCAATTTTACATTTGGGTTATTTACAGGAGGTACAAAGAAAAAGGACCTCCAAGAAAGTTTAAAGTGTACATTGATACTCGCCACTGTTTCTGCCTTTTCAGAAGGAGTATCTGAAAAAGACTTGAATACACTTGTGTTAGTGACGCCTAAAAAGTTTATAGGTCACTTGAAGTCACTAAAACAAGAGTCTGGTAAAATGGAGCAACTCGTTGGTAGAATTTTCAGAAAGGAACACACTACGTTACCAATGATAATCGATCTTCAAGACAACTTTTCTATCTACACTCAGCAGTCTCGTGGTAGAAACGTCTTTTACAAGATGCACTTTCCAAACGCTCGGTTCGAGCATCTTTAAACACTCTTCCATTCGCTTGTGAGTACACTAGACGTACCAGTTCCGACGGCGGCGGGGCTGGCGGCGGGGCTGGCGACGGTGCCGGTAGGTACAAGAGCCTTGGTGATTCCTAGTTTAAAAGTCAACAAAAAGATTGCCACTGTAATTGATATCAAGAGTATTCTGTTCATGTTATTGTAAATTAAATTAAATCCCGTTTCGAAACGGGTGCGGGGAATTCGGAAACTTATTTCTTGTTTATTTACAATGGAACCCGGTAACTTTTCAAATTACGAATTTAATTTACCAAAAAAAGAGTACCTGTATCAAAACAAGACCCAAGTAAATTTGTCGAATTTGATGTCCTTTCATACAAATTTTCAGTCGATCCTTCTTTATCATTCAGTCGGTGTAGGAAAGTGTCACGCTAGGGACACTGGGATTATTACAACAAAGGGTGTCAAGCTTGTACAGGACATTACGACAAAAGACATTCTTGTTGGCGACGATGGTTCTATGAGACATATAAAGAGTCTCGCTTCGGGGGTCGATAAAATGTACACTATAAAAACTGACCAAGAATCGTTTACAGTCAACTCTGAACACATCTTGTGCTTGCGGTACGTTGGGTCCAAAAACGTCGTCGAGATGACAGTAAACGATTACCTCAAACTTTCAGAACCCGAAAGAAGGAAACTGAGGGGTTATCGCACAGGTGTTTACTTTCCTTACAAATCCGTTTCCGCTGACCCTTATACTTGTGGGTCCTTGTTGAGCGAAACGGGATCCTTTGCACTAAATCACAGAGTGCTTCGGTTAAATTACCTGGCTGGTGTGATAGATCACCATGGTGAACTTTCAGACTCTGGGTACATGGTCCCTTTTACGCAGAAAATTCTCTTTATCGTTCGATCTCTTGGGTTTCTCGCGCGGGTAAGCACGGACGCTGTTTTCATTCAAGGAGACATTCACGTTATTCCTTCAAAGAAATTCAGACCTAGGTACTTTAGTCCAGCGGACCTTAATTACGCATTTACAGTTACTAGCGCCGGTTCAGGTAGGTACTACGGCTTTGTACTTACTGGTAATTGCAGGTACCTTATTTCCGATTTCACAGTGACCCACAATACGTGCTCTGCTATTTCCATTGCAGAGGCCAATTTGCGGGTCATTCAAGAAAATGGCAGACGTGTACTAGTGTTAGTTAAAAACGGCAATATCAAGCGCAATTTTCTAAATGAACTCGATACAAAGTGTGGTGGGAACTTGAAACGGTCTTGTATCAACTTTATGACCTATGGCGCCTTTACAAGTAACGCTAATAAGAACCTGGACTTTAACGTCAATGGCACTGTGGTCATTGTAGACGAGGTCCATAATGTCACTGGAAATGACTACTATTTCGCCATTCAACGCGTGCTTTCAAACAGTACCAATTATAAATTGGTTTTAATGTCCGCAACTCCTGTTTATGACAATGTGCGCGAAATTGCCGAAATCGCGAATTTGCTGAATGCGCACAATCCGGTATTTCCTATCAGAAACGAATTGTTGAACAAGGGTTACATTCGCAAGCAAAAGGGACCCGGATTAAACTTGTTAAAGACGTCTGTATTTGAACTTTCCAAGACCGGGGAAAAGTTACTCCGAGAACTCGTCACACACAAGGTGTCATTTGCAGAGTCCAACAAGGACTCCTTTCCAAAAGTAACAACCAACAATTTGGAAGTTGTCATGTCGGAATACCAGAGTGAAGTGTACAAGAAAGCGTTAAACCTCGACAATTCGGATTCTAGTTTGTATCACAATAGCACATTTGCAAGTGTCATCGTTTACCCTGGGGACCTTTTTGGAAAAGAGGGCTTTTTGGAATGCTTTCAAGCAACTGGGAAACGGTACAAAGTACGTCCAGATTACAAAAACGTGATCACTACGGACTTGCAGAAGTATTCTGCGAAACTTTACAGGCTCGTCCAAGAAATCAAGAATTCAAAGGGTCTCGTATTTATTTACTCCAATTACGTCGAGTACAATGGTGTCCAGGTACTCAAAGAAGTCCTTTCAGCAAATGGGTTGTCTAGTTTTGCGGTTTACGATTCTAGTTACTCTAGTGCAAAGAGAGAATGTATCCGAAAGAAATTTAATTCATTTGAAAACAAGGACGGAGAATTAATAAAGATTCTCATTGGGAGCCCTTCTGTATCTGAAGGGATAACGTTAAAAAACGTCCGCCAAGTGCACATTCTAGAACCTGGATGGAACGAATCTGGGATGGAGCAAATCGCAGGTCGTGCAGCGCGCTTTGAAAGTCACAAGGACCTTCCTGAAGACGAACGTGAGGTTACTGTATTTAGATACACGGCCGTGCCAACGGTCGTGCCTGCCGTGCCAACGGTCGTGCCGGTCGTGCCTGCCGTACCGACCGTGCCGTCGATCGACTCCCAAAAGTACCTTCTTTCCAAATTAAAGGAAATAGCCAATAAAAAGGTTAAAGACATTCTCAAAGAGGGTAATGTTAGCAACTTGGAAAAGGTCAAGCTTCCTGGGGATACTTACTACGCCGATTTGCATTTTTATGAAAGGTTTGAAATCGATTTTGTAAGGGCGAAACTCGAAAAGGTCTTTACGAAACTCCCATTTGCAAGTTTGACAAAACTTGTTTCAGAATTTGGCACTACGAAAAGGATCCTTTACAATACAGTTTCCGATTTTGCCAAGAATAAAACGCCTGTTTACCTTTACGGTGTACAGGGGTATTTGAGCGTTCACGGAGACTATATTGTCTTTACCAAACGCGATGCTTCTACAACAGATACCCTTTACAAGCGTGTTTACGACTTTTCAGAAAAGAAAAATGACAACTTGGATTTGTCAAAGTGGGCTCTTGAAAACTTGAAGATTGACGTCCGAGACAAAAGGGTCAAGAAAACAAAAACAGTAGACGATTCTGTGACGCAAGACGTTTTAGATTACAATGAAGCCGTCCAACAAAATTTGCTTTACGGTACTTTTAGGAAAAAGGGCACCAAGGGTAAATTAGGCGTCGTTGACAACAAATTTCGCATCGTGGACAATAGAAACACTGAATTGCAAGATGACGAACGGAAGATAATTACAGGTATTTGGATAGGGAGTATTAAAAAGCCCGACTTGTACGATATACTTGATTACCTGGGCGAGTCTTGTAACGAAAAAGATTCTTCAGGGGCACTTTCAGAAAAGATACAATCAGTTCTCAAAGAACGAGGGTTGGTTCTCCGGTGAAATTTTTATCTTGATTCAAATTAATGTCTATAAAGGTCATCGGGTATTTTGGTCACGGCAACACAGGAGACGAACAGTACAAGAGTACATTCAAGTACGTTTTCAAGAACCACAATTTAGAATTCATCGACTGTGACAAGATCAAACTCCATTCATTCAAGGCAGACGATACGATCGTTCTTGGCGGAGGTGACATTTTGTGCGACTACTTCCTTGACGCTATTATTTCCGTATTCAAGGGAACGCCTTGCAAGATTATCGCCGTTTCTGTAGGACTCCCATTTACCGACATTCTCGTCAATACGAGCAAACTCTTTATTATTGATTACATTTTCCTCAGGACTCGCCAAGACACGTTATTATTTTCGCAATTTTTCCACAAGAGCAAAATCTTTTATCTACCAGACATTTCCCAGTTTATGACACTTGAACCCAGTAAAAAGTTTTCGGAACCCTTTAAAAAAACAATTGCCAAGATCAAAAATTCAGGAAAAAAGACGATCGGTGTAACGTTAAACCGGCACATTTGCACAACGAGTAACACGGGCTTGGTAGTAGACTCTTTTGCGCGCTTTATAGACACGTTGATACCAGAATACCAAATTGTACTCTTGCCGTTTAATACAAATGTCAACTGTAACAAGGAAAACGACATTGTACTGCAATCGGGGGTATACGAAAGATTGGACAAGAACGCGAGCGTCTTGAATATCGATTTTCAATTGGCGCCTCATGAAACATTTGCACTTTACGACTTTTTCGTTTACACGGTACCGATGAGATTTCACGCTTGTCTCTTTTCCATTTACAAATCCGTTCCTATTTTCCCCGTGTTTACAACTAGGAAAATTGCCAATTTGATGCACGACATTTCATGGGAAGGCTACTTTGCTTTAGAAACGAATGAAATCGGTATCCCGAATGTCCACTTTGGGCAAAATTTAATAAATTCCTTCAAGAAATTTACCAGTGCAAATTTACACAAGGACCTTGTCGAGGTATTAAAAAGGACAAATAAAAAGAACAAGGATTACAACCAAGTTGCCCTAAAACACCTCGAAAGAATACTCGAGGAACCAAAAAAGACTGTGCGTAAAAAGACGGTCATTGAAAAACTACTCGAGCGATTAAACAAATTTACTAATGGGTGCGACTTTCGCAAAACGACCGTTCAAAAGGAAACAATTGTCTCCATTTGTAGTTACTACCTTACTAGGAATCTCAATTCGGTTTACAATCACGGACTGATGACCAAAATGTTTGACGAAAATTACGACTACGATAGAGAGTGGCGATGGATTATATCGGATCACACCAAAAAGAGTCGTCCGTTGAAATCGGATCCAGAGGGCCTCTTTAATATCGACTTTGTCAACCAGGCCGATACAAGCGGCGCTCATCGAAGCGGTTGGCAATACGTTTACAAGAGCTTGTGTACTTTTCACAATGAAAATGAAACAATTTTGGACATGTACCTTGACAGAACTTTTCATTGGAACGCAGTTTCTTGCAAGGAATTAGGTATTATACCCTTTACAAGAGATTGGATGGGTTTCATTCATCACACATTTGACACTTCTTTTAGTGACTACAACACGGCTAAACTTTTCACCAACCAAGATTTCTTGGACAGTCTTGTATTTTGCAAGGGGCTCTTTGTTCTTTCAAAGTACCTGCAAAAGCAAGTAGCGGAGGCTTTAGAGACACTTGGTTCAAGTGTCCCCGTTTATAGTTTAACACACCCTTCAGAAGACTGTCTCGTAAAGTTTTCCATTGAGTCTTACATTAGGAACCGGGAGAAAAAGCTTGTTCACGTTGGGGGGTGGCTCCGAAATATATTTTCCTTTTATCAATTGCAAGTCCCAAGTCATTTTAAAAAGTGTGCTCTCAAAGGAAAAGGGATGTCTAATTACTACCCCGATGAACAAAAGTTGGTCGTCGGTGACGTCGTTGGCGACGTCGAAGTCAAAGACGACGCCGACGCCGACACCGAAAAGAAAATTTCAAGGGGCGCGTCTGAAAACAATTGGTACAAGCACGCAAGCGAGTACATTTGCAAACTCGTAGACAGCGTGACAGTAATTTCTCACGCGAGCAATCACGACTACGACAAGCTCCTTTCAGAAAATGTCGTTTTTATCAATCTCGTTGACGCAAGCGCTGTGAACACTGTTATAGAATGTATCATCAGAAGCACGCCTATTATAGTAAATGAACTACCAAGTGTCGTGGAATACCTCGGAGAAGGGTACCCTCTTTACTTTAAACAATTGTCACAAGTACCAGAGTTACTCCAAAATGAAAGGATCCTTCGCGCTCACATTTACTTGAAGGGCCTTGACAAAACCAAATTTACCATTGGAAAGTTTATTTCCGATTTGACTAACGTTTGAAAACTTTTTTTACAAAAACTTTTTTGTAAAAAGTTGGAGGGAGGGTTAAACCGTGATAAAATACGCGACTAATGTGAGAATACCTATTTTACTCACTTGGTAAACTCTTGAGTCGTAATGGACAAAAGTAGCTATACCGAATAAGATCAACAAGCACACCGCGATCAACAAGGCGTTGTTTTCTTTAGGAGCGTCTGGGAGATCATCGATTCTTGTTGACATTGTCATTTACGTTTTCAAAATAAATTAAAATAGTTCACGTTACGCATTTTTCTTTTTGGGTCTGCCTTTTTTCTTGGGAGACTCTTTGTTATTTTCCATCGTCTTTAGGATGTCTTCTAAATTTACAGTGTCTGGTAGAGAATCCGGGCCGTTCATTTTAGAGGCTCCTGCAGAGTCGGTGTCAGAGTCAGAGTCGGTGTCAATTGCCGGTATCGGTGTAGGTTGAGCGGTAGTAGGCTTTGGTGCAAAGTTTTCAAATAATTTCGAAAGGGTGTCTCCTCCACCCGCATTGGACATCTTTTTAGTGAGAGCAAATACAGCTGCTGAACTGGCAAGCATCATGGCGAGTTTGAGCTCGGGTGCCACAGAACTGTCCCCCTTGTACTTTGCGTACAGTTCGCAAAGCACGTCATCGTATTCGGCATTTTCCATACTATAAGACATTGAATCCCCCCATCCAGCAATGTCTACTCCTAGGGGGTCAAATGTATTATTGGCCATTTCGATACCGCGTATTCCCATAAGCAGCATGTGCTTGCACATTTTAGTACCATTTTCGTTTTCGAGAGCTGATCTAATGCGGTTGTATTCGTCTTTGATCTCGCAAAGTTCGCAATCCATATCAAGGTTGATGTAACTGAGGTTTTTTTTGGAATGAATGGGGTGTTTGAGAATCGAATTGATTTTGAATAAAAGGTCATTCTTTTCTTTACGAATGGTGAGGTTCTTGTTTTCTCTTTTTGCAGTCTTTTTCTTTTGTTTCGTAATTCCTTGTGTAGACAAAGGGTCAGATGTACTCGACAATTGGGCCTGCGGGGACTCTGTAGAAACTGCTGGGGCTGCCCCGTCCGACTTTGTAGACCCTTTGGAATTTGTTTGCATTTTTTTTTCGTTTGCTAATAATTCTAAATCCGACATGTCTAGCTCAGAGGCTGGTTGGGAGTATTCTTGATCCATGTTAATTTGCAAATATAAAATCATTCTTTTTTAAACGAGCCTGAAGGCTCGTGTGAAGGCTCGCTGTCGGTCACCGTGTCGGAAAGGGAAATCTTGGCAGAAACGGACTCGCTAGGGGTTAAACTCGGTTCGTAACTGTAATTTGCACCTGACTGAATTCGATCCGTTGTTTCTTTCATGTAATCCGAGTACAGGATAACGTCTTCGTCGACGTCGCTGTAAATGTCGCTGTAAATGTCGCTGTGAATGTCGCTGTGAATGTCGCTGTGACTAAATGTTTCTTTTTCTACAATGCACATTTGAGACGGGACACGGCACTCTGCGTATCTTTCTAAATCGGTACTGTAGTAATTAATGTACTTGAAGTCGTATGGTTCTACCTCTTTCGCTTTTTTTTTGAAAAAATTCTTAAAGAACCGCATAACGATTAAACCGCTATTTACAATTCAATTTGAGCCTATTTTAAGCAATTTGTGCAAAAACCACCATATCATAGCCTTTTGTCGTTCCGTTGTGCTTTCCGATTTCCAAACAGTTCTTATCTTGTTTGCTAGTTCGAGATGGTCTTCAGGATTTCCCTTTGAAAAGTATTCTTCATCACAATTCAAGATTTGCGCCTTGTAAGGAAGTACAGCGTTTGTAAAATTTTCCATAACGAGTCTCGGATTGCCAGCCTTTATAACAGAAACGGTCCCCTTGACGAGGTTAAAGTCACTTGCGTAAACGGGAAACGTTTTTTCGAGATAGTCCAACATCAAGTCTAATGTACTGTTGAATTTCTTGATCTGTAAGATCTTGTTCATGACCTAAGATACCGTACCTTAACTTCAATTTTCTCGTTTAATTTGTATTTAAATTACCGACAGTAGTCTTATGAAGTACGTTGACAAATTGTCTCTTTTAAAGGACGTCCAAAGCAGTGTCAAGAAGAAAAGGTTTGTCCTTGACGAGAACCTTGAAAACTTTGGATTCGAAAAGTTGTCACTTTTGCACAAGGTAAAGGAAGACGAAATCAAGGGGTACCCCTTTTGTGGATCCAGTTCAAAAAGCAAAATTTTACAAGGGGAACACGTCGGGGTAAAAGTTATACCATTGGAAATAGGATACGGTAAAAGAGAACATCCTTCTTTTCTAGAGGGTCGTACATTAAAAAAGTTGTCCAGCGAACTTGTAAAAGAAAGCAAAACTCCACATATTGCTTTTTACTACGGATGTATCAAAGTGCCTCTTTCCGCCAAAGCGCTTGAAGGTAACCCCTTGCACAACTTGGAATCAATTAAACCCTATTGTATCGTGCTCTTGTCCGAATTCGTAAAAGGAAGTAGTTTGAATAATTACATTCGCAATCGATTTCAAAAAAAACAAGACGACCTGGACTTGTACACGTGGAAATCGATTATATTCAGTGTCATTTTTACATTGAACGTTATCCAAAAACGGTACAAATTAATGCACAATGACCTCCATTACGGAAACATTTTAGTAGACGAATGTGAACCCGAAGACTTTGTTTACAAAAACGGCAGTGAAACGTTTTACCTGAAGCAGACCGCGATGGTCAAAATTTGGGATTGGGAATTTGCCACAGCTTACAACAAGAACACCGGTCTTTACCCTAATAAATTTGTCATTGACAATGACGCAATTTTTGACAAGAAAACTGGAAATATGACAACCGAAATCGATACTGGGGTGCCTCTAAATTACCACCAAGTATACGACTTGCACTATTTCCTGACAAGTTTATTAGACTTGTTTATCCCTGACCAAGTACACTCTTGGATACTTGGGATTTACCCAGAGGAACTTGTACCAGACGACACGGTCGGTACAACCGGTACAACCGGTGCGACCGACGGTGACACGACGGTGCGTGTAACAGAGACGCATTTCTTGAAAGACGGTAGAATAAGAGAAACCGTTATTCAAGACTTTGATTTGCCTACACCTGAAGACTTGCTCAAGGATCCCTTTTTTGACATTTTTAGAAAAGAACCATCCAATTTTAGCAAGGCGCCTGTTTGTTTTAAAGGCGACGACTCGTAGACTGTCATTGAACCGTCTTGAAAGACGGCTTAAAAGTTCGTACGCCCCTTTTTTCATTGAACCGTCTTGAAAGACGGTTGTACTTTTTTTCATTGAACCGTCTTGAAAGACGGCTTAAAAGTTCGTACGCCCCTTTTTTCATTGTACCGTCTTGAAAGACGGCTTAAAAGTTCGTACGCTCCTTTTTCATTGTACCGTCTTGAAAGACGGTTGTACTTTTTTTCATTGTTAATATCATGTCTAAAAGAATAACAGACGACCAAGTCGTTATCGACTGTGTATTCATCAGTGTCCTAGATTCCAAGGAACTCGTCCTTGAAAAGATTTTTGCATTCGGTATTCCCAAGGATCCCACCAAGCCTTACCTTCTCAGATTATTCTCTGTATCAGATGACGGAGAGATAAAGAATGTATTTGATATGTTTACACCAAGTTCCGCAATGGAACTCCTCACAGACCCGGACCAACTGGAAAACAATTTACCATTTGAAAACACGACGGTAGACGACTTTACATTTGCACTGAGTCTCATTGCAGGAATTCCACCAGAAGACTTTTACATGGACCTTGTCATTGAAGAAAAGAAAAAAGTACAAGAAAAGTTGTCATCTTTTGAGAGTTCTCCTTTTGTCGAAAAGTTGTCTCTGGTACCAGAAAGAAAAACCGAATTGACGTCTGCGGTTTCTCAAAAGAATAAACATTACTCTGGACGTCCTTTTAATAATCACATTTACCTTGTTAGACTCTTTAATATTGTAAAGCTGTCTGAGATTTTCCCTCTGGTCGTCTTGTCTAAAAAGGAATCTGGGACATTTTATAACCTCGTCAAAGTCCAAAAGGGTACTCCTGTCAAAGACGTTCTTAATGAAAAGGGTGACGTTTTGACTTACAAGACAGTGCGAGGTCTAGTATTTTATTCTCAAGACTTTGTCATTAAACTATTTAGTTCAGGCGAAACGGTATTGACTATCCTCAACGAAGGCCTAGACCAAGAAACCGTTATTAAAGACTTTGTCAAAACTGTTTCTTCTTACCCCGGTGTCTTTTCTAAAAAGCCCAGTGTTTCGAGACCTGTTACATTAGATCACTACGACGCTAAAATAGAAACCGGCTTTTACATTGACATTAAAGCCGTTAGAAAGTTGTTACAAAATGAGGTATTGTCAACGTATTTCCTCGAGTTAAAACGCACAGACGCAGACCTTTCTGTTTTGTACGAAAACGTTACCTTTATCGTGAGTGAAAATGTTTACGAAAAGGACAGTTCCATTGTCACTTGTACAAGAGGTACCCCCAAGCAAATTCTGAACGTCCTCGAAACGCTTTGGTTGTTTTCCCAGGCGCTTGGTAGTAAATCTAACAAGAAGGTAAAAGCGAGAACGGTCAAGTCTAAATTAAAGGAAGCTGGTTTTTTGTTTAATTCCAAAAAGTGCCAACCACCTCGTCAGCCTGAAATCGTGGACAGCGACGCCCCAGGCGAAACAGTCACGTTTGGAAAATGGAAATTTGGGTGCCCTAATAAAAGCCATCCTCACCCAGGGTTCCTAAAGGATAATATACCATGTTGTTTCAAGAATAATCAAATTGGCAACGAGGCTTTTATTCGGAATACTGACCCGGGTTCTCTAGACACATTCGTTTCCGTTTCCAATGTGAGAATTGATTCCCGGATTTTGGTGAAAAAGGACGACGCGGGTTATTTAATTTATCCTGAAAACGACAAAAAAGACAGGCTGGTACCTGTGAACGACGTCGATATCGAAAGTGTAATCTGGTCCAATAAAGTGCCACTTGCCACAGTCATCTACCCCCCTTCAAAAACTAATTGTGCGGTGCCACTGAATACACAAAACGGAATGGTCATATTCAGAAACCCAGAAGACGCTTGTAAAAAGGGACTTTATTTCGGATTCGACATTGACGGTATTCCTTGTTGTGGGACCACACCTCGTGAGATAAAGGCCAAAGCGGCTGCGAGGTCCAAGGTAAAATACATTGGCAACACTACTAATAAATTGCTAAATAATGGCAAAATAGGAAAGCTTCCTGTAGAAATCGGCAATTTACTTGGGGATTCTTTTTACCGAATGGGCGTTTTGCAAAACAAAACAGCCTTTCAAAACGCACTTGCGTTGCCTTTACCCATTGTCGACCAAGCACAGTTCGAAAGGTTAGACAACGGGTGCGTTCAGCAAAAGTACGATTCGCTAGGGGCTTATCTTGATTCTGGTAATTACAAGGACTTGTCGCACGCCTTTGCCGAAAACAACCAGGTTAATATTTTGATCTTGAGGATCAAGGACGATGTAAAACTAGACCACCTTGCGCCGGCGAACGTCAGCAAGGCCCGAGGAACCATTGTCCTCTTGAAAAAGGATGATTCATTTGAACCCGTGGTAAAACTGGATCAAGGAAATGTGATAAACGGGCCAGGTGTACAACACCTCTTGGACTTTGCAAGGGATTCCCTTGAAACGGTAAATATTTTTCCAAAAGATTACCCCTTTAAAGTCCGTAGGACTCCAAGCGACTTGGGACCAGTCGTTACCGGCCAAATCAAAAACGCCTTTAACAAGACCGATTATGTCAAGGTAAAAACCGATTCCGGTTCAGCCATTGTTCCTATTGTAGAATCAGGATTAGTGCCAAATTTGCCAATTGAAGATTCAGAAATTTTTCCATTGTCTGTGACACTAGAAGTTTACTCTGATTTGAAAATTTCAAGTAGCTTAAACGAATTGTTACAAACCGACAGTGGACAACTCGTTCCTGTAAAGGGCCGCGAGATGAGCCCTTTCGATGTAAATTTTTGCATTAAAAATAACCCCATTACAGATTACCAGATGTGGGAAAAGTTTAAAAAGGACCTTGCCGACCGCGAACTCGAGATCAAACGGGAGTTAATTCTCGCAACAGACAAGAAAAAGATCAAAAAAATTATCAGAGATACCAGCACAGACGCTTTTGAAAAACAGCGCCTTTTGGAAAAAGAATTCGGGGCGGTAAAAGGAGGTGACCCCCGGGTCATCCCTAGGGTCGCACACGAGGTAATGATTGACCCTGAGCAAAACTTTATCAACGGGGTCCTTTATTCTAGTAAAAATACAAATGTTGTACCTAGAGAAAATCAAGTATTTTTGGAAAACTTGCAGGATCTACTAAAGTACTCGAGGAGTCTTGATGCGTAACAAGGTGTAATTTTTAATACGGGTGTAATACAGATGCCTTTCTTTTCTGAAGGAAACTTTTACACAGAATCGAGTTACATAACGGGGTCTACTGTACAAAATACGATTATCGCAGGGTCGGAGATTTTCAATACAAGTATCGACATGAACAATAGACCCATTACGTCTGTGAACCCGCCCGTAAATGGAACCGATGCCGCCAATAAGAATTACGTAGACGCCTTGAAAGTCGTTTTTACAGACGTCACGTTGACAGGGCAAGTAGAAACTATCATTTCGAATGCTGTCAAGGGTTCTTTTCTGATTTTAGTAACGAGCAATGTCCTTGGAGGACCAAGCGCGGTATTTAATGTCACCCGAAACGACACCGGTCCGGGGCAAGTCTTTAGAACTGTTGCCAGCCCGGGTACAAACAGCAATTGTGGCCTTTACTTGAATTGGGACAACCAGCTCGTTCTTTACAAGTCTGAAAACGGCTTTGACGGAAGTTACACTGTCAAAACCATTTAACTTTTTTTACAAAACTTTTTGTAAAAAGGAAAAGCAGATGTCAAAGTATTTCAGTAAAAGTATTTCAGTAAACGATACAGTGTCTTCAAGGGCTCTAGTTTCGCATGACATTTCTTTTACACTATTGTCTGGAATGGACGCCGACTTTGATGAACTAACTACCGGTACAGGTGTATTTGAAGCAATTACCACGGGGTCATTTGACGCCCAAAGTGTCGTCTCGGACACGGGTACATTTGAAAAAATTACCACTAGGTCTCTCGACACGAGTCGTGCCAAGTGCGACGAGGTTACAACGAATACACTCTTTTCTCAAAATGTTTCTAGTGCCAACCTCGTAACGGGTGTCGGTAATTTGACTCAATTGACAGCTGACAACGGGTATTGCAAGACGTTGAAAACGCAAAGTTCAAAAGGAGTCGTGGTAGAATACAACAAGGGTGTGTTCTTGGATTCTACTGTAGGCAACTTGAATGTCTCCAATAATACATTTATGAACTCGGTTTCTATGGCAAGTGCTTCTTGTGGATCACTGCACGTTTCAAGGGGGATCCTTGTCAATGGACAGCCCATTGGCAAAATCGCTTTTGAGATGTCCCAAGGCGAAACGCGTTTTTTAGGAGACGGTGTATTTTACATATGGGTGCTCGAAAATAACAAAAAGAGCCTTCACGAGGTCTCGATTGCCTCGGAAAACTTTTTACACAAAGACGTATTTGACAGCGGGTTCTCGTTTACTTACCTAGGAAAGGGGGTGGTAAAACCGAGCGGTGATTGTAAATTAGAGATCCAACGGATCTTTTAACGCTTACCGTCACGCGACTTACCGTCACGCGACTTACCGTCACGCGACTTACCGTCGCGTGCTTGGGTAATTGGAAATAAAATGATCTACGACCTTGGAAAGCCCTACGTCTAAATCCGTGAACTTAAAGTTTGGCAAAATCGCTTTTATCTCTGTTTCATCAGTCGTTTTCTTGTACTGGCCAATTGATTCTGTTCCATAAATGACGTTTCGGTCAAGTGCTAATTTGTTTGTAATGTAACACAAAATGTCTTTTATTTCGACTTGGCTTGAAACAGGAGGAGAACAAATGGCGCTGATGTAATCAAATTGCATCGACAGCAATTGAAAGATGATCCTTGCGAGATCCTTGGCGTAAATGAATTGGCGGAGCGCCGTACCGTCACCTTTGACCTGCAAATTGTGGCCATTTTTCTTTGCTAGATAAGCCCTGTGTATCAACGCAGGAATGACGTGACCTTGTACAATGTTATAATTGTCGTTTTTTCCATAAATATTTGTAGGAATCAAATTAGCTACTTGAATACCTTGTTCAGAAAGCAATTTTGCCATGAAATGACTACTTCTTTTTGCAAACGAGTATCCTTCATTTGAAGGGTGGGGAGGTCCTTGATGCAACATTTCGCTTGTTAATACCCCTTTAGCGTCCTTGGGAAAGATACACGTGCTTGTCACATTGATAAACTTTTTGACACCACAAGTTACACAAGCTTCCATGACATTTGTATTGATTTTTGTGTTTTCAATGAAAATTTTGTAATTATTTTCCATATTAAAGTACAACCCTCCTACAACAGCCGCCAAGTGAATGACAGTTTTGGGTTTGATTTTGTTAAACAAGGCAAGTGTTTCTAGCCGATTTGACAAATCGGCATGTTTACGCGTTGCGTAAAATACACTCTTTCCTCCAAGGACTTCTTTTAACGCGCTACCTACGAGGCCGTTTCCACCGGTTACGAGTACAGTCATACCCTTTTTTACATCCGCGTTTTTAAACTCTGACTATTTTCTTTTTACCAATTATGCCAGAGTGGGAAAAGTTTAAAGTTTACAAGATCAACGAAACAGTTTCGTTTGAAGGAGCCAATTTTGTTTGTATCCAAAGTCACACCAGTTATCCAGGATGGACGCCAAAGGCAACGGCGGCGTTGTGGGATCCGGTACCGGGACAAACACCCGTGCCCACGCCAACGCCAACGCCCGTGCCCACGCCCACGCCAACGCCCACGCCAACGCCAACGCCAACGCCAACGCCCGTGTCGGGACCGAGAGCCATTTACTATCACACTAATTGGAGCACGTATGCACGTAATTACCAATTAAAGGATCTCCCTGAACAAGTTACAGACATTTCGTACGCTTTTTGGAATGTCGGTGCTGATGGAACCATTTTCTCTGGTGACGTTTACGCTGATCACGACAAGCGTTTTACGTCTGCTGCAGAGTCCGTACCTCCTCCAGATTCTTGGAACAGTGAGTCTGCCTTTTACGGCAACTTTGGTCAAATCCAAAAGATCCAAGCTGTACGTGACCTAAGGGTTTCGCTTTCGATTGGTGGATGGACATGGTCCAAAAACTTTTCACCCGCTGTGAGTACAAATGCCAACCGTGCTAGATTTATTAATGGCATCATTGAAATTTTTAAAAAGTACCCCATCTTTTCAGGGGTTTCTCTTGATTGGGAATACGTAAGTAACGACGGTATCAATCACGGAAATACTGGCAATATCGCCAAACCAGAAGACTCGGCCAACTTTATTATTTTCCTCAAGGCGCTCAGAAAGGCTTTTGTGAACAACGGTATGGGGGGTTATTCCATTGCGGTTTGTTGCGCGGCGTCTGCTGAAAAGGCCCAATTTGACATTGCAGGAACCGTACAACTCATTGACGAACTGCACGTTATGACCTACGATTTCCACGACGGTGGATGGGGAGAACGTGTTGCTGGCTTTGCTACCAATCCTAGAAAGTCGAGTATTTCTAGCAATTCTTGTGAAGAATCGGCTGATTACTTTATTTCAAAAGGAGTTCCGCCAAGTAAGATTTACATCGGAGCAGCGACTTATTCTCGTGGGTTCTCTGGGACAGAAGGTCCAGGTAAACCCGCCACTGGAGGATCCCCTGATGTGTCTTGGGAAAAGGGAAGTGTCGACTACAAGGACCTTCCTCTACCAGGTGCAAAGGAATTCAATGACCCAGAGTCCTTTTCTGCTTACAGTTACGATCCTGTAAAAAAGGTATTAAACACCTACGACAATCACATTAGTGTCAAGGAAAAATGCAAAATCATTAACGAAAAGGGTCTTGGTGGGGTTATCATTTGGGAAAGCAGCGGAGACGTCGAATTTAGCAACCCTAGAAGTATCATGCGTGCCTTTTATGAACACCTTCCTAAGGGCCCGGGTACACCTACACCGGTACCGACGCCTACACCGACGCCTACGCCTACGCCTACACCTACACCGACGCCTACGCCTACGCCTACCCCGGGTGTCCCAGGCGCCCCGACGTCGGGGACCTTTAGAGTTTCCTTTGACCTTTCCAGTTCAGGCAAGATTTCAAATGTGACATCGTTCAAGCTTTAGCGCGCAAAGTAAGTAAAATTTTTATGCTGCTTTTGTTTATGGCAACAGAGATAGCTTCTATTGTAGGATACGTCCTTTTTGTATTGTCAGAGCTTCTTCCTTTTGTGAGTATTGAAGGTAACGGATTTTTAGAAACGGTTATACTTTCATTCAAAAACGGATTTCGTAAAAGGGAAATAGATGTCGAAATAGCTGGTAAAAATGTAAAAGACAAATCCCTTGCAAGGATGACCAATGCCATTAGTACAAACCCCCAGTTAAAGAGAATCGTGGAAGCGTGTTTAGACCAAGAAGGTGTCATCAACTCTGTTTACGACACACTTGTACATTTTCAAATTCAAGAACCTGTCCCCGCCAAGGTAAAGGAAATCATTGACGCTCTAAAAGAAAAGCCAGAGATGATTGGTAATATACGCGAATTGGTAGCTTTAGGCGCAAGTGAGCCTCGAGTGTAACCACCGGGGTATTTTTTACAAAAAGTTTTGTAAAAAAAGGCTACTCTGACGACCCCCAGTTAGTTCTTCCAACGACTCAATTCAAATTGGGTGTGAGCTTCGTCGGATTTTGATTTTAGGTAACTAGCTAATTCGTCAACGTCGTTTTCGGTAATGTCGCCTTCTATTTGTAAGGAGTTTAATTCCTTGAGATTCTTGACACAATTTTCTGCCAATTCTTCATTTACCACTTCATTTACAGGGATGTCTTGTACAGGAGTCCTTTTTACGAAATTTATCTTGGTTTCTCTTTTAGGTAAAATGTTTCCAGATTTCTTCAAAGAAAGCGAAACAAAGTAAGGAATGTCTGGCGAAATGTCTAAAAATAGATCTAGTTGCCTCGATATACTTGCAGTGTACTTTACGGCGTTTTGACGATCCTTTTTATGTAAACAAGTTTGTTGCTGTATCTCTGAACAGACACTTGAAAATTGCCTTGACGCGTTTTTGTGATTGACTACTAGTTCTTGGAATTTTAGAAAATTGTTTATAACAGAAAGTATCGTAGCGAAATAAATGAGAACACGTTGAAAGGTCACAGTGCTGGCAGGTTGATTCAACGACGTAAAGACACTCAGTGTACTATTGATTACGACGATAAACAGTCCGAAAATCTTGTTGTAATAAGAAAAAAGTGTAGCCGATTTCTTGTGCGCGGTTTTGTAATAAGTCGCTATCTCAAAGTACAGTAACAACAACGACTCTGTTTCGTCATTCCAACCCTTGTTGATCATCAAAATGTCGAATTTCGTAACACTGGTCATCTTGTACCTTTTTTCCGTTATGAAATGTCAATTTTGTAACTTGAAAGACTAGCAACTTTTGGGTCTGCCAACAAAGAAAGGTACACGTTGTCTGGGACGTTTTCAAGTGACATTATTTCTTTTCTGACAGCTTCGTGGTCATCGCACGTTATCTCGTAGAATGGCACTTTGGCCAATGTAAGTTTGTGTACAAAGGCGGCCATCTTTGTGAATTTATTGTTTATAATCACAGGAATGACCTTCAAGTAAATACATTCCCAGAAACGATGCGTGTCAATGCCATTGCCTCGGACGCACAATGCAAAACGATAACTGGCAAGGGTCTTTAGGTACTCTCCAAATGGTTCCGTTTTATTAATCGGTAATTTTTCCAACAAGACCTTGCGGTAAAAAAAGGTACTCGTATTCAAATTGATGTAAACGTTTTTGTGTTTCTTTTTAAACAAGTAACTCGATTCAATTGCGCTTTCTAAAGCGTCAAGGTTCCCGTGACTAAACGTTTCATTAGCGATCCCTATAGGCAACAAACGCGCTTTTTTGTGCCTTGTAGACACATTTTGGGCAAAAACGCAAGTTACACGAGGGTCTCTTAAAAAGGTGTCGTGCAACACTTTTTCGCCAAATGAAGTGTCACTATTGTGGAAATAAAATACGAGGTTTTCCGCTTTTATAAATGGGAAAATCTTTTCTATAAATGTGTCTACTAAGTCTCCGTAAACGAAAATGGTCTTGGCGTCCTTGACGTACTCGTTTAACATCGTTACATTGACGTCGTTAGGGTCTTTTACGACGATCGGATTGAAATCAACGGGCCCTGTATAACGCAACTTTTGAGGTGTCGTAAATACAATATCGGCTTTCCTTGCAAAACCGTTTCCTGTAATTATTTCTGCACGCGGGACGACCCCGCTCGCAAAACGATGCAAGCGCTTTGAATGGACGTGAATGCATGCAATGGCCTTTTCAGCGAAACTCGGCGACACCACAAAGAAATTACCGTTTTTTCTGTAAAAGTGTTCATTTGAAATCTTCCAATCCGCCGTTTCGTTGATAAACGGCCCTGGAGGCAGTCCATTTCTGGGGTCTGTACCGTCCAAGAATTGCCCTATCCCGGCGGCGTCGTAAACGGTCGCGGATTCAGTGTCGTAAGGATTCACTGGCAAACTTTGTATTTCCTTTTGACCCCCAAGTAAATACATGTCGTTTGAGAAACCAAGACTCAATTTCGCCAGTAAACTTTCAAGAATTTCAGCCAAGTCGTTTACATTGGCAAAAAAGGCACTAGCAATGACCCTTTCCTTTGAGTCTCTGCATCCAAAAACGCCCCTGGTGGCCGCGCCCGGTATTGTCCCAAAGGTGTCGTAGATCATGACGTCGTTTTCAATATGCCAAAAGGAGTCAAACGAAAAGGTCACTGCAAAGGCATGGATGTAAAAGAATCTCGCAATGGTGTACTTCCAAAAAGCGCCCCTGAATGCGAGCAATTTTTCGTCAAATATGACACTGTGCCACCTTGGCAACAATTCGGAATTGAGACACTTAATTGGAACCAGGGTTACATTTAAACTCTTGTCAAAGGTTTCAATGACACCCCTAGTGTACCTGATTAACTCTGGTGTCATCAAGACGTAAATTGCCCTATCGGGTGCGCTACGTGCCGCTTGGTAGATACAATGAAATAGTTCCTTGGGTAAAGTCCCCAAGCAAACGAGCAAAAGTGGTTCCATCAAGGTTAAGCTCCTTTTTGTTTAAATTAAATTTCTTGTTAAAATTAATGGAAAGAGTGAGGCTAGATGGTAGTTTAAAGGTCTTCAAGAGCCTTGGAAACGGCCCTGGTGATCTTTATGTAGAAGGCGAGACCTTTACAAATAAAATAAACTCGTTTAGTACACAAGGCACTGTAACAATCGCAGGGGCAGTGTTGAACGACGCTGACGGCACCCTTGGAAATTTAAATGTATTGGCAAATTTATTCGCCCAAGCAGCTATTTTCGATAGTGTTGACATTCCACTTACGACAGGTAATCTGACCGTTGGAGGTGATACTGTGACGAGGTCGCTTCAAGTAAATGAAAGCGCTGTGTTGGGACATGTCACTACAGGTAACGTGTTTGTCACAAGTGAACTCGACGCGGTAAACTTTACATCTAGTTCCGCGCTTACAGTCGCCGGGGGGCTAGCGGTAAACAAGAAACTTTACGCTCGGGAAATCTTTTCGGAAACCTTGGACACGGATGTTTTACTCGCGAACGAGGTTACAGTTAATTCAGCAAGGATTACCGACGCTAAAGTGACCAGCGCGACGATAGGTAATGTAACGAGCACCAACGTCGACGTAACTAGTGTGACCGCTGGTAACAGCGTCACATTGAACGCGACCGTGAGTAACCTAGAAGCAGATTTCCTTTTTGCGAGGGAAATCGACACGGGGGTCGTTTCAGGGACAACAGTTAATTCCTTTAGTCTTACTAGTTTTGAAGCGATAATTTCGCAGTTGACTGTTCAAAATTTGCACATTACTGGAGGAATTGATCTCGATCCCCTCGTGACTGAAAATATGACCTTTAACAATCTGACATCTGTTAATGCAACAATGGGGACGTTAATTGTGGACGGGTTTTCGTCTTTAACCGACCTTCTCGTAACGAATATTACAAGTGGTTTTGCAGACATTACAACAGCGGACGTCTTGAATGCAAGTGTCGGACAACTCTTGGTGACGTCCGTGACGGCTGGAGGAATATCGGTTAATTCCTTTGAAGCGGTTGACGCGTCCATTACGAACGGGGTACTCGCTTCCAGTACAATTACCAACGGGGTCATTACCTCCAGTACAATTGGTGCTTTGGGTGCAGAAAGTGTAATAGCTAATACCGCCAATGTAATCTTTGCTACAATTGGCTCGGTTGTGCTTACCGACGCGGTTGTAGGAACCTTGGACGCGACAGAAGTGTCTACCGGACTTCTCAACGTTAATTCCGCGACGGTGAGTTCCGCGGCGATAAGTTCCGCGACGGTCGCGGAATTAGACGTCAACGAATTCAGTGCCGTAAACGCGACGGTCGGTACATTGGATGTCAACGAATTCAGTGCCGTAAACGCGACGGTCGGTACATTGGACGTCAACGAATTTCGTGTCGTAAACGCGTCTGTACAATCACTTTCGGTAACTGATACCACCGTCGGTACACTCAACGTTGGGGGGCTGAATGCGAGTACTGGGGTCTTTTCGAGTGTAACAAGTACACTTGGAAACTTTAACCTTTTTACATCTGGTTCTCTTTTCGCGACGGTCGGTACGATACCGTCGTTGTCGTCTGCAAATGGCGTCTTTTCGAGTGTAACATCTGGAAATTTAAATGTAAACACGGCGGTCATAAGTACAGGTATCTTTAATTCTCTTTCTAGTAACTTGACAAACACAGCTTCGCTTTCTGTTAGTACAGGTAACATAGCGTTGCTTGAAAGTACAAGCATTACGACAGGGTCGGCATTGGCTTCTTTTTTAACAGCTGGTTCGGGGACGATCGGGGGGTTGAGTAGCACTTTTGCTACAATTCAAGCAGCGACTCTGGGAAGCTTATTCGCGACGAATGTCACAATGAGTAATTTAGTAGCATCCCAGTCTACTTTTGCTAACGCATTTGTAACGAATAGCACCACGGAAAACGGGGTACTCGTTTCCGGTACGGTATCAAACTTGGTTTCACTTGACGCATCCATTGGTAATCTTTTTTCACTCTTTACGAGTACAACGAACGGGGTGCTCGTTTCCGGTACCATTGCGAATGCGAGGATTACCAACTTGGTCGTCGACAACAGTACAGTTACGAATGCGAGGATTACCAACTTGGTCGTCGACAACAGTACAGTTACTAACAGTGCGATTGCCAACGGGGTACTCGCTTCCGGTACCGTTACGAATGCCATAATTACCAATAGTACTACGGAAAATAGTGTACTTGCAAACGGTACAACTGAAAATAGTGTCGTGACGAACGGTACAACTGAAAATAGTGTCGTGACGAACGGTACAACTGAAAATAGTGTCGTGACAAATAGTGTCATTGTCCACGGTGTACTTACGAACGGTACAACTGAAAATAGTGTCGTGACGAACGGTACTACGGAAAATAGTGTACTTACGAACGCGAACGTAAATTTCAGCACGATCGGTAACGCGGTCGTGGCTAACGCCGTGATTTCGTCCAGTACGACGAGCGGCGCGGTTATCACGAACGGGGTCATTGCCTCTGGGACGGTTTCTGCACTTTTTTCAAACTTTGGTACAATCTTGAATTTGACTGCTGGAAACATTTTAGCGACGAATGGTGACTTTGTCGCTCTTACGGCGAGCAACGCCGTCACTACGAACGCCGTGATTACGAACGCCGTCGTAGGTGACGCCGTCATTACGAATAGTACAATAGGTGACGCCGTCATTACGAACGCCGTGATTTCGTCCAGTACAACGAGCGACGGGGTTATCACGAGCGGTACAGTCAATTCAGCTGTCATTGCATCTGGGACGGTTTCTACACTTTTTTCAAACTTTGGTACAATCTTGAATTTGACTGCTGGAAACATTTTAGCGACGAATGGTGACTTTGTCGCTCTTACGGCGAGCAACGCCGTCATTACGAACGCCGTCATTACGGACGCCGTCATTACGGACGCTGTCATTACGAATAGTACAATAGGTGACGCTGTGATTACGTCCAGTACAACAGGCGACGCGGTCATTACGGACGCCGTCATTACGGACGCCGTGATTACGAATAGTACAACAGGCGACGCCGTGATTACGAATAGTACAACAGGCGACGCCGTCATTACGAACGCCGTGATCACGAATAGTACGACAAGCGACGGGGTTATCACGAACGGCACAGTCAATTCAGCTGTCATTGCCTCTGGGACGGTTTCTACACTTTTTTCAAACTTTGGTACAATCTTGAATTTGACTGCTGGAAACATTTTAGCGATGAATATTACAAGTGGAAACATTTTCGCGACGAATGGCAACTTTGTTTATCTTACGGCGACGAACGGCACAGTAGGGGAGCTAATCGTAAACACGGTCGACGTAACACCCAGTTTGCCAGATCTCCCAAGAGAACAATCGGTCGCCATCTTCTCAGACCAAAACGACATTGCTATTCCCGGGTGGGCTTACGACAACACCATTACGAGGTCCTTTTATGCATATGGAAGTATCGCTATAGACTGCGAACCAAGGAAATCACGGTACGTTCACTTTACACTGATTGGTATTAGATCTCCGGATGGATGGACCCTCGACTTTACAAGGGTCGGGGATAACCCAAAAATAGATTTCGATATAACGGATACAGGACAAGTCAATTACTCTAGTAAAACGTTAAGAGGATTTAATTCAGGGGTCATAAAGTACCGCAGTTGGACAACTACTGTGTAACCGAACCTGACGGTTCGGTGTGCCGCCAGGCCCCCGCGGCAAATTCGCTTTTACTTTTGCTTTTGTTTTTTTAATGAACATTGAAATTGATTACAGAGAACACAGGGTCATCGAAATAGCTCAAGAAACTCGCAAAGTGCCCTTTGAGGTAAAGGCGCTTGATATTGGAGACTTTATCTTGAAACGAGACCAAGACGTTCTCTTTGTGGTTGAGAGAAAGACTATTTCAGATTTGTCTGCCAGTATCACTTCTGGTCGTTTTAGAGAACAAAAAAAGAGACTTGTCGAGTCTACTGGGGGAAACCAAGACAAGATCGTTTTTGTAATAGAACAAACTGGCAAGTCGACGTTGCCCAGAAAAACCATTGACAGCGCTATACAGAATCTGATATTCAAACATGGTTTCAAGTGTATCTTTACAAGGAATACAAAGGACACCTTTGACCAATTGGTATCAATTGTAGAAAAATGTACAGATTTGAAACCGTGTGAATTCGCCCAAGTAAAAAAGTACAACACCGAAGACGTCTTTGTAAACGTACTGTGTTGTATAAAGGGCATTAGTCAAAAAATTGCCGAGGTAATCAAAAAGGAAATTCCTGGAGGAATCCCAGAGCTAATTCAAGTCCTGAAATGCTGTGGTGTCAAAGACATTTCCATTTCTGAACATCGAAAAGTAGGCCCTGCCATTGAAGCAAAGTTGAAACACGTTTTTCTCCCGTGAACGCCCCCGCTTCGCGTGCGCGTTTATCTTGAATGTTAACTTTATCCAGGTACAGTATGAAAGAAATCGATTACTTGACAGAAGACGCTGACATCCCCAGCCAGCGATTTGCCTGTATTAGTATCATTGGACCTCACTTCCCTCAAAAATGCAAAACGTGGGGAATGAAGATTCGTTACGTAGCAGAGACTCTTGAAAAAGCTAAAAGAAAGGCAAAAGATCTCAGTTCATCGGATCCGGATTTCCACATTTTCATTGTCGAAGTAGGCAAGTGGTTCCCACTTGAAGTTGATCCTGAAAGCATTGAAGACACAGAGTACCAAGTAGAAACCTTGAATGACATTATGAAAAAATACAAGGAAAACAGAATCGAAGCAAATAAACATTGGCAAGCAGAGAAAAACAAAAAGATGAATCAAGCTATCTCGGAGGGCCAAAAGCAAGAAATTTCAGAAGAGCACCCTGTGGCTTTACTAGACCGCATTGAAAGAACCAAAAGAGAAATAAAATTGCTGTCTGAACAAACAGACGCCATGAAGTTAGATCTACAATTAGCTCAAGAGAAAGCTACAAAGGCACCCACGGGTGATCCAGTGGCCGTCCCAGAATTTGATGTTCAAGGCACTCTTGACAACATTCAAGAAATGGATTTTGAGATCTCTGAAATGTCAAAAAAGATCAATCAAAAGAATCAAGAATTGTTTCCAAGTATCAACAAGTTGTACGAACAACAAAAAAGGGAATTTGAAGACAAAAGGACTTCCTTGAAAAAGGCACTTGAAGAAAACAAGGAAGCCGTTCAGGCTTACATTGCCAAGACGTCCAAACCAGGCACGTCAAAGAGTTTAACGGACAATGTCGACGCGTCCCAAGGGTAACGACCGTACCGTTTTTTACAAAACTTTTGTAAAAAAGCACACCGTGCCGTGTCCCAAAAGGGCGTCCCAAGGGCAAATTAATTTTATAAAGTACTAACAATGCCAAAGCCAGTCGTAAATGCAAGGATTTACAACAATATTACACCCAGTGGTAGAATTATACAACACGACATTTGGTTAAATCAAAGTGTGAGGTCCAGTAGCAATCCTACATTTGGAGGCTTGCAAGTTACAGGAGACGCCGTCATTGAGGGAAATTTGACAGTCCAAGGAGACACGACTATTCTTAGTACCAATGTGATCCAATTTGAAGACAATATCATCTTGCTGAATGACAATGAAACAGGATCAGGCGTGACACTAAATGAATCCGGTATCGAAATTTCCAGAGGGGCCCTTGACAATGCAAGGTTTGTTTGGGACGAAAGTGAAACATTGTTCAAAGGTGGCGTAATCGGGTCTCTAAAACCATTTGTACCTGCAAGGAACCTTGTAGATCAGTACATTTCCGTTTACAATGAACAGGACAAGACATTCGAGACAACGGACGAGTTGACCGTCCCTGTCAAATTCACAAGTGACCTCACTTTTAGTTCCACTACAGGGGCGATTCAAGTCACTGGCGGTATCGGGGTTTCTCAAGATATTTTTGCCAATGGGCGACTTCACTTGCTTGGTCTAAATTACCCCAACTTTTCGTCACTTTGGACAGATACAGCCACCAATTCCCTGAATTTACAGTCGCCTCAAAATATAAACTTGCTTCCGGCAAATGCCATCAACGTCCCCGTAAATAAGAGGATTTATTTTGGAAATACAAATTCTGGTATCTACGGTGACGGGAACAGTCTATTTTTAGAATCGTCTGACGTGACACTTTTACCCAACGCGACAGTTTCCTTTTCCAATGTGACCTTGAATGAATTTGGGACAAATTTAAATATAAATACTCCCGGGGGTGCCGTGAACATCCAAGACCTAGACAATTCGGGAGACCCCGTCAATCTAGTTTCAGGTATCGCATTAGGCGACGCCACACTTGTGGCGTCCGGTAACGGGTTTTCAATTGACACCCCTGAGCTTTCCTTTGCGCGCGAAACTAAAGTACTCGGTGCCGTTTTAATTAGTAAAGTCCGACTTGGAGGAGACGCCCCCGTGACGTTCATTACCACTGGGTCGATATTTAGTTACCCTGGAGGAGAAGTCACAAGCGAAATTGGCAGCGTTACTTTTAATGGCGCTGTAACCATTTCGGATTCCGGTGTCGCAGCGCCAGTTTTTACAGGCGACGTCGTAACGGAAAGTATTTCGGTAACAGGTACGGCCGGAAACAAGTTCGTCGCGGACCTCGAACAAGTCGACTTTTACACAGACGTCTTGTTCAATAGTACAACGGATTCCTTTGCTCCAGCGAGTGGCAGTGCTGTCTTTGCAGGAGGTGTCGGTATCCAAAAGGGGTTGTCGATTCAAGGAACGGCTTCCTTTTTCGGGGGCGCTGATGCCAAAAACAATAGGATCCTTAATGTAGCCGAACCGGTACTTGACACGGACGCCGTAAATAAAGGGTATGTTTCCTTTTTACAAGCAGGTTTACAGAGACTCAATATCAAAGAATCTGTTCAAGTTGGTAGTAAAGCGGAAATAGATTTACCAAACGCAGGTCCTGGCGACGTCATCGACGGTTATACATTGGTCCTTGGGGACCGAGTCCTTGTCAAAGACCAATCAGACCGTGTCGAAAATGGCATTTACGTTTTAACAACCGAGGGTCTCGAAAGGACGCCGGGTCTCGGCTTGGGTACGACAGCGGGTGGTGCATTTACGTTTATCAACTTTGGCGACACCCTTTCCAGTACGGGTTGGATTTGTATCTCTGAATTCCAGTTTGAAACAATTGGGATACACGACGTTATTTTCACTCAATTGACGGATCTCTCTAAAATAGAGCCCGGTGCAGGATTGGTTAGCGACTTGAACACGTTAAACGTGAACGTTGACGGGGCATCTATCGAAATCTTTGGCGATGCCTTGCGGTTAGGCTCTGCGGGGTTAGGAGTAGGTTTGACAGGAGGCAGTGGCGCACTTGTAAAGACGACTGCGGACCAAAGTCACGTGACCAAATTAGGCACTGTTACCAATGGTGTTTGGAATGCGGGGGTAATTCCAAGCGCTTACGGGGGCACTGGGATTTCTGCGATTTCAACTGGTAACCTCTTTTTTGGGGGTTCTGGGGAATTTACCCAATCAGACCTTTTGTCTTTTGGCGGGGAATCCTTGAGTGTACCTGGGATAATTATTTCCGACGTCGCCTTTACACAAGGCGGGACTATTTCGTCGTCTGGACAAAGGATAAACATTTCATCGGGTTCGTGTGAGATCTCTGGGGTTGTTCTCGTTGACTCTGGCTCGGTCAGTGTCACAGGGGACTTGAGCGTTTCTGGAGGAACGACTCTCGGGAACGTCGTGGCCAGTACAATCGACGTAGGAGTGTTGTCAGTTCCTCAAGTCACGGGGGGTACTACCTTTGTAAACAATGTCACAATGGGAGGTCTTTCATTGACTGACGGTATTTCCGTTCAAGGTGTCACCGTTTCTGGAATCCCCGAATTCGAGAACGGTTTAAGCATTCTTGGACTGGCTACTTTTACGTCAAGTTCTGGTAATTTAGTTCAGACTGCCAACACTGATTACGTGTTCGACGCCCCGAGTGTAAAGTTGCCTTCTGTAAATTTCACGCCTGAGCTTGTCGACTTTCTCGGGACTACTCGTAATGGGAGCGTATTTTCGTTCCAATTGGAAGCCGGGACGTGGTATTACTTGGGAGAATCGCCTCTTTTTGCCAGTGTCCGTGGAAATACTGTCGTAAACGGCCGTGTGAATTCAGAGACGACGGTTTTCAAGACTTTCCAAGAAGGCACCTTTGTTTTCTCGGAAGTACCTGAAACGTTATTCACAACGGTGACACCAATTGTAAATGAAGGAACTGGCGCGACCCCAGACGGGGCGACTTCGGGGTTTTCTGGATCGTCGGGTTTTACATCGTTACAAAACGGCGAATTTGAGAGTACTTGGACTGACGTCTTACGACTTGGAAACGGCGAAGCGCCCCCGGGGGTGTTATTCAGGCTCCCTGAAACGGGTGTCCTTTCGTCTCCGCCCAAATTTGCAGGGGTGCTCCCGTTTCAGGGAGCCGGCGAAAAGGTCGTCTTGGACAGTGCCGCAAGCGACGTCGACGGGTTTTACTTGAATGACTTGTTGACGATTAATTCTGAAACGGTTTTAATTGTAGGTTACATTGGTTCTCAAAGGCTGGCTGAAATCCAAAAGCCTTTCGTGGTCGCACCGAGCGAAAACGACACTTTTGAAATACACGGGGATGCATTTAAAGCGATTTCATTTGACACGAAATTCATTGTTCAAGATGGTATCACTACCGAGGCCATTGAATTGACGAGTACAAGTAGCAATTCTTTGAATACGCCTGGAGGTGTGTCTGCCCAAACCGTTTCGTCGAACGAGGCAGAAACAGGGACGCTTTTGTTTACGAGCGCCACGGGTGGTGGACTCGCCATTAGAGATCACGTTATTTCAAGTACCGGGGGAGAATTCAGGGTGTCTGGCGGAGGGGAGCTCGTGTTGAATTCCGTTGGCATGGGTATAAACTGCGAGGCTGTTACCGAATTGACACTTGTACAAGACGCCGTTATTTCCAGTGAAGCCGGTGGTTTAAGCCTTTCTGGGAACGGTGGGGTCGTAACGGTTGACTCGGACGTTTCCTTTTTTAGTTCTGGGGGAAATCTCGAAATGCAAATCGGGGAAGGTCTCGTTACGGCTTACAATACATTTTCAAGTAACGTTTTATTAGTCAACAGTACATCCAACAGTGGAGTTACTACAGGAGGTGCCATTTCAGTACTAGGCGGAGGGAAATTTAACAAGGATGTTTACATTGGAGGGGATCTCTTTGTGTCAGGTGTTGTCGCCTCAGAGTCGGAAGTAACTACGCCAGTGCTTGTATTCGAACAAGAAGCCAATTGTACCTTTCAAGACCAAAGTAGTACCACCTTGGTAAAAAGGAATGGTAGGGGCAATTTGACGTTTTCGACAAGTGTCGTCCCGGTTCTACCCGATTTAAACACAGAGATCCAAGTCCAAGTGCCTGACGCTCCAGTTTTCATAAAGCGTACAGAAGTCGTCGCCTTTGCTACGGGGTACACGGGATCAGACGTCATTGTACTAAATAATTTGATTGCAGTGGGTGTCCCGGGGACCAGTAACGTTTTATTAAAGTTTCAGTCTGTTAACACCGAAATCCACACACTTTCAGTGCAAATAATTTACCAATTAAATTGAAAAAAGGTACAAGACTTGTTTGTCATGTTCCGCTTCAATCCTTACAAAAGAAAGTCTGGTGTTACACACAGCGACTCTGCGTTACAAATGTCGCTTTTAGATTCTGAAATTGACGAAATTTTACCTGCCCCCTTGCAGGCACGCCAGTCCGACCACCCCGGTTCGGACGGGTCCGAGTCCGAGTCCGAGTCCGACCCCGACGACGACGACACTGGGGCGATCTTGAAGATTTTATTCGCCATGTTCACGTTAGCGTCCATTTATTCTGCAGGTATTCTTTGGTCATTGTAACACCGTTTCTTTTTTACAACACTTTTTTGTAAAAAACGTCCTTTCTTTTAAATGTAATAATTGTCCATTCTCGTACCCATACCGCCACGTCCGTGTACAAATCCTTTTTGACAGGTTTCTACGCTACGTACAGGTTCTGGAATATTCCATTCGTTAAAGATAGGAAAGGTTTTTTGTTGAAGCCCGTGTAATTTGTGCTCGCATGACTTTTTTGAGGGTGTAATATTAGTTCTAAGACTGTCTTCAATGTAAATATTTCCTTGACCACCGTGCCCTCTATAAGGTACAGGCCTGTACTTGGAAGTGTCTATTGTCTCTTTACCTTTCCAATTTGTAATTTGTTTTCCGTTAAACAGTTCCCCAAGGACCATAGACCGTTGCCCACTTGGAATAAAATACGCGTCTTTTGATAAAAAAGCCCCTTCTTCTAAAAAGTCTTTTTTAGTATTTGTTATGTACTTTAATTTGTCCATGATTACATTAGGCTACGATAAAAAAAATACTTTTTACAAAATATTTTGTAAAAAACCCGAAACCGTTAGAGTGACAAAAAAAAATACTTTTTTACCCGAAACCGTTAGAGTGACAAAAAAAATACTTTTTTACCCGAAACCGTTAGAGTGACAAACAAAAAAAAATACTTTTTTACCCGAAACCGTTAGAGTGACAAAAAAAATACTTTTTTACCCGAAACCGTTAGAGTGACAAAAAAAATACTTTTTTACCCGAAACCGTTAGAGTGACAAACAAAAAAAAATACTTTTTTACCCGAAACCGTTAGAGTGACAAACAAAATACTTTTTTACCCGAAACCGTTAGAGTGACAAACAAAATACTTTTTTACCCGAAACCGTTAGAGTGACAAAAAAATACTTTTTACAAAATATTTTGTAAAAACCCCGAAACCGTTAGAGTGACAAACAAAAAAAATACTTTTTACAAAATATTTTGTAAAAACCCCGAAACCGTTAGAGTGACAAACAAAAACCCCGAGGCGTTTAATTAGCGAATGACAAACCACCGAGACCAGACATGATCTGGAGGACATTGTAATTGACAGCATAGACACGGATTTGAGCAGCGTCTGCGGAAGCGAGGGTCAATTGCAGAGTGGCATTGTCGATTCTTGACATGTTCACTGTTCCTGAAGGTTGGTACTTTTCAGGGTTCAACGCAAAGGAGTAAACGTAGATACCAGTTGCGGGGCATCTAGTGTGATGTTGGTAAGGTTGGACAATGTTAAAGTACGCAGCGCTACGTGTAGAGAAACGATCTTGGTTGTTCAATTGGAGCTTGGCGTTCACAATGGTATCGTCCTTGATGTAAAAGTTGTTGGTATCAGTTCCAGAATTAGTGTAATCGGACCATCTGTTGGCTCCAGAGTTCACATTGGCATCAGGTTGGACAACCCACACAATTTCCTTACAGGGGTGATTCATGTTCAATTTAGCCTTGTAGTTCAAAGCGGAAACTGACTCACCGCCTCCGAATTGGAGTTGTTCAATGAGGTACTCGTGTTGAGATCTAGCAAAGATGGTACGTTCGCTGGTTTCAAGGAAAATATAGTCAATGTACAATGAAGTAGCTCCGAGTGTAGGGGTGCTGCTGGGAGAACCAATGTAAAGCTCAGAGAATCTGGCGAATGACACATTGATCTTTACTTCGTGATACTGTAAAGCAACCAAAGGAAGAGACAACCCGGGGTTTCTACAGAACCAGAATTGAAGAGGAATGTACAAGACTGTTTCAGGGATGCTAGTTGCACCAGTGGTCAAAGTACTGGTGTTACCAATCATCACATTGTAACCGTCTTCACGTTCAGCAGTTTGTGTAAGTTCATTCCAGATATTGAACCAATCACCGTAGTGACGATCGATCTCGACACCGCCAATTTCGACATTGACGTAATCAATCAAAGCGTGACCGACATTTCTGGTCCATGCAACAGTGGTACCAGAGCTGAGTTCAGGAAGAGTCACTTCGAGGTACGTCTTCCAGATCAAATCAGCACTACGAGACACCTGACAAGTGACTTTGCGTCCGAAATCGACAGTACCATTGAATGTTTGTTCAATGGACTGGATTGCGAAATTACTGTGTCTTTTGTACACAGCTTTCATCAAAGTAAATTCAGGGTCTTTATTAAGAAAGGCGTTTTGAGCACCGACAGCTACAAGTTGCATTAATCCACCAGACATTTTGTTATACCGTATGAAAAGAAAAAAAATTTACAAAACGGTGCGTCTCGGAGACACGGTACGTGTTAAATTTATTTTGTCGTTTAACTGTATATAATGAGTAATCCCTTGTCGGCTTTAATACACGGAGATCTCACAGTAGAACCAGGAAGTGACACTGGTCTTTTCGGATTTGGAGACTTTTCAGTCGCCCGGAACGTCTTGGTGAACGGTACAAGCAATTCTCTGAGCGCTACTTCTGGAGCGTTCGTTGTCGCAGGTGGTATAGCAAGTAGTCGCGACGCCTTTTTTAAAGGCGTGTTGACAGTTTCAAGTACCAGTAACCTACAAACGACAAATGTCAATACGGACCTTGGTGGATTTAACGTTTCTGGAGGAAACGCCGTGACCATTTCAGTCGATGCAGCCAGTTTATTTCAGACCACGACAGGAGATCTAATCGTTCACGCTTCCAGTGGAAGCACGGTGATCAAGAGCAATCAGGCTTCAGATACCGCTGTGCGTATTCTCGGAGAAGCCAGTGGGAGCGGGGTTTCTATTGAATCCGGGGCAGGAAATGGCGTTGACATAATTGCAGGGTCCGGCGGCTTGACGACTGTGACAAGTTCTGGTAGTATCGCACTTACGGCAAATAATGCCGGTGTTTCCATTAGTGCCAATACGACAACGAGTGGGCAAAATGTGACCATTTCGCAAGCGGGCGCTTTTGACAATCAACTGTTGATTTCCGGCAGTGGAACTAATGACACTGTGACAGCCTTGAAACTCCAAACGGCGAATACAGCCGGGAATATCCAAATTGTCAATTCGGGGGGTCTCGGAGACGGGCAAATCGAATTCTTGAGTGGCGGGGGTGGATTTAACGTCACGACGAATACGTCTGGGCCAATTTCGCTTACGGCACAAGCTGCGAGCAGTTCCTTTGTTGTCAATACAGCCAACGCTAATGAAAATCTGACCATTGGTGTCAACGGTGCTACTAATTCGAAATTGATCCTTCAAAGTGAATCCACGAATACAACCAGTGCGATTTTGATCCAAACGGTGAATACCGCTGGTAGTATCACGATTACCAATGGTGAAAACAGTGCTGGTAAAATTTACCTGAATGCAGGGTCATCTGGCATTGACGCGAGTACCCTTGAAGGCGGTGCTATTTCACTTGCCGCTGTTGGTGGTGCAGTGGATCTCAGTTCTGCGACAACGAATACGGGTCAGGACCTCACCATTGGTCTCACAGCAACGGGGGTCACTGGAAGTAATATTACCATTAGCAATGAAGCTGGGGGTACAGTGGATCTCACTACAGACACTGGCGCATTCGGGATTTCCGCTGGGGGGACCATTCAAATCAATACAACAGACAACACAGGGGGTATCAACATTGGTACACTTCAAAACGTCCCTGTTAAAATCGGCGCTACAGGAAGTGTGACGACTATTTTTGGGGACCTTGACGTCCTTGGCACAACGACAACGGTTGAATCGACTGTAGTACAAATCGCCGACAATATCATTCAGCTCAATTCTGGACCTTCTGGGACGGCCGACTCCGGTATGGCCTTGAAACGCTTCCAAAGTGCCAATGACACCGCTGCAGGAGACGTTGTAGCAGACGTCGCTGAAAACTTTAATGGAGGATCTTACAATACGGCTCAAGCTGGTACATCAACGACCATTACACTTGCTGCGACGGCGAGTGCTGTAGATGACATTTACGCAGGGTACTGGATTAGAATCATTTCTGGAACGGGTTCGAGTCAAGTTCGCAGGATAAAAAGTTACAATGGAACGTCCAAAGTGGCCACGATTTATTCCACGGCGGATCAAACAGGTGTCCTAGACAGTCCAAGCCCAGTCGAAGGTCTCGATTTCACGACCAATCCGGACGCAACAAGTGTTTACGGACTGTTTCCTTGTGCTTGGATTCTTTCCATTTGGGACAGTACTAATAAAGAGTACGCTTTGGCTTGTTCTAATATGATTGCAACAGAGGCAGACCCTCCTATTGCCAGTTACATTGACCTTCACATTCGAAATTTGATTGCAAATGACATTACCGTTAATACCATTAATGGTACCACGGCAGACACGACTGAAACTGTGACGCTGACAGACAACAATACGACACCGGTGACATTAGCCCCTCCGCTCAACTCTGGGGTTTACTTTGTCCTCGTGACTTCTGGGCGTGCACAGGCGATCTTTTCGATTGGTAGATCAACGGCAAGTGTAACAGGTTCCGTCAATAGACTTACCAGTGTACTCGGGGCAAATGACTCTCAACTCGACATTCAATGGAACGCTGACGCTTTCCCTCAACTCTTTTACAGACCTGCTCCTGGTGTAGCAGGGACGACAGTTTACACTGTGAAATACATTACTGTTTAGGTGACGTCAGCCCTTTCCTTTTTTACAAAACTTTTTGTAAAAACGATCGCTTTTAACGATTCTTTAGTTGGTCAATTTCCGCGAGGGCTTTTCGTTGGCCATCGGTTTTCCTTTTTGTAAAAACGATCGCTTTTAACGATTCTTTAGTTGGTCAATTTCCGCGAGG